CATCTATCCGCCTGCGCCAAGCCATTAGCGTAAGAGATACCATCGGATTGGAGGTTATTGTCGGCTATCCTGTTTGCCTCGTCCTTGGTGCAGGCGGTGTATTTTTGTGTATAAATTTCTTGTATTAGGATGAAATCGTTATATTTGTGATATGAAAACAAAGTCATTTAAAATACTTGATCAATACTTTCTTCGATTCTATAGATCTATTATGTCTAAGAACGGGAAAAGGAGGAAGCATACGATCGTGGATAAGAATGATATCCTTGAGTGCCAGTCGTTGATCTGGAAAGTCATACGTGATAGGTATCTGGAGGATGAGGGTGGGGTTTATATAAACAACATCGGTTATCTGTGCCATAAGATAAATCCTAATCGTAAGATATATCTGAATAAGCTTACCGGTACTATTAACAGACGTGGAACTGGTGGATATTCTTATGTACATACGTGTATTGATTTTATGCCTCGGAACAAGTATTTCCATCTCTATATTTCTCCGGCGTTGAACAGGGAGTGTAGGTTGGCTATGGAATCAGGTAGGAGGTATAAGTTCTTGTACCGGGAGGTTGAGTCGGAGAGTAAGGTATTTGGAGTTAAATGGGTTTATAAGCTGTAGAAGTTTTTGTGATCCAGTTAGCCCGTGAGGGTAGACTAGATTTTTTTTGTATCAATGATTCAAATACATATCTTTGTGCAAAAGACTTAAATATGACGATAAAGGGCTTATTGGCCGAGATCAAGGCCGATTTACATAAATACGATGATAGCGGGGCTATAGATACCTCGTCTGTTTATAGATGGGCTGAGATCGCCTTGAAAAGGTTCGGGGGTGTTATAGCGGTCATGTCCGAGGCGGTTGTCAAGACCAGCAACAAACAGGCGGTATTGCCTTCCGATTTTTTCGACATGCTTGACGCTTATAGATGTGAGCCTCTGGTTTGCGAGATACCGGGCGGCGACAAGGCTAAGGCTGACCTCCAACACGAGATCGGCTGGGTCGAGCGCACCGAGCGTGGGTTCCGTTGGAACTCCTGCACCGAGTGCTGTAAGGAGGAGTTTGAGAAGACGATCACGGAGAAGATATATATAGGGTCTCACGAGGTTCGTTTCCATTATCATCATCCCGTAAGGTTATCTATAGGTCGTGGGTTGAGGCGTGATTGCGCCGCCGACAAGTATCGGGATAAGTACGATTGGGATAATTATGATATAACTATATCCGGCAATACTATGTATACAGGGTTTGATGGATTTATTTATATCATATATCGTGCTACGCCTAAGGACGATGACGGTCTTCCGTATATACCAGAAACGGCGTTAGGATACCTTGAGGATTATGTCGAGACGTATATCAAGATGAAGATCTTCGAGAATGCCGCCGTGAATGGCTTGATACAAGGCGCTGGTGACGCTTATAAATTATATGCTCAGCAGGAGCCGGGTAAGTTCGCTAGGGCTATGAAGGAGCTTAAGATGTCGATGATCACGTTAAATGATTATCGGGAGTTGGCTGAGGATAATAGGAGAAGGATGTTGTCTTATGAGCGGATGTGGCCTAATGCTTTTGATAAGTATATCAAATTTATTTAGTTGCGGGGGAGGGAATCGAACCCTCGATCTTTAGGTTATGAGCCTAATGAGATACCTCTTCTCCACCCCGCGATTATGACGCGAATATACGTTTTTTAAAAAGAAAAAAAAAGATAATATGGCAAAGAAAAATGATTGGATACATTTAGATAAGACAAGTGGTACTGGCCCTGCTGAGGTTAAGGTTACAGCTGATATTAATGAGACCGGCGAGATACGTCAGGTAACATACAAGGTTATAAAAGAGGGAACCAAGGAAGAGAAGACTTTCGTGTGCAGGCAGGAGTCCGTCCCGGTGGTGATCATCCCGGAGTTCGATTACCTTGTTCTTAGGTATATCTGGGCTGACGAGGACGGCATTGACTTTGACACGGCTACCGGTTTCGATAACACCGGCCTCCCGGACGTGGACGGCAAGCTGGTTGGTTGGAGTAAACAGTACCAGACCACGCAGGAACGGGTAGGTGATTATCTTATCCACGGTGGTGATAATATGGAATCAGGTAATGAGGCCGCTTTGATCCAGATGGGGCCGTTGTTGGATGGCGATAATTACGATAAATTACCTCTTGAGATCAGGTGCAGTATATACGGTAACTGGTATGGTGGTCGTGAGAAAGGTAATGTCACTATCAGGTTCACGGCATATAAGGGAGGTACGATGGAGAAACGTGGATATGATTTTGTCAATATCGGAGGCGAGGAGGTTTATACTGGTGATGCCCCTACCAACGTATCCGCCCATGGTGAGGATAATTGGCAAAATATAAAGACCTTGTATTCTAAGGTAGGCACGATGATCTATAACAAGGAATCTCGTGACTGTATTGTAAGAATAGGTGAGTGATTGTTCTTTTTCATAATACAAATATTTATCAGCTCTCTCGTCCGTGAGGATGGGGGAGTTTTTTATTTTTTAGTCCTTTACTTATGACATATTTGATTTTTTATTGTGCAGGAATAATCTAGCTTTGCCGAAAACTAGTATTATGGTCACATTGAATGATGTAAATAACGAACTCCATGTCCGGTTATATATACTGGAGGTGCTTAAGGATTATATAAGAGATGATGATTTCGACGAGCTTTTAGATAAGGCGTTGGATTTTGTCATGGAAGGCGTTTCTATGCCTAAGGCTCCGGCCAAGGATACCACCATGAGTGACATATCAAAGAGCGTTTTGGCTTTGGTAGCGGGTGCCGGATTAGATGAGAGGCTAAGCAAAAGCTCTTTAGAGTTAGCTTACGATAGGTATAAGATGAGGTACGTATTCGATCCTCGAAATCGGGATATACACGGTGTAGTCGTAGGTTATTCCAATGACTTTAATAGTCTGGTAGCTGTGTGTGATGAGGGATCGAAGAAAGGAGTGGACAAAGGATCTACTGATTTTGTGGATGTCAATGAGAGATACGTGACTAACGGTTTCTTTTACATATCTGTAGAGGATGCCGATAAGCAATCGAACTACATGGGTGGAAATTCGTAATTATTATGTTTTTGTGCTTTACCACGAGACGTTTTAAGTGTTTAGTCTTCCTCCTGACTTGTGAAAGTTAGGAGGATTTTTTTATATTCGCGTGATTTGAATGTTTTAGCATAATACGTACAGTTTTTGTTAAGATCCGGCGTGTAAGTGATTATCCGCAGGATTTGTTATCTTTGCGAAAAACATAACATCGTGCAGAACAATTCTAACATAGCGGTTCCCGACTCCGGGATGAACAGGGATAAGCATCCACAGGATCTATCCCCGTCTGAATATAGTTTCGCCTTGAACGCTACCATAGAGGGTGACGATGGAAGCCAGCTAAAGATCCAGAACGAGCCTAGTACCCTTTTATGTAAGCGATTCGATGGCTATAAGGTTATTGGGTATAAGAATGATATAGCTGGTGATAACACTTATTTCTTTCTATCTAATCCGGATGATAATACGTCTAAGATCACGTTCATGCGGTCATTGGATTATATCAAGACCGTTGAGGATCAATTGGCTGGATCGGGAAAGGACATCCATCGTATCCTTGGCGAGAGGCTTGAGGAGTCGGATGGTCGTTTTGATGAGATATGTGATTTGATGGAGGTCCTGATAGAGGACTGGGTTGATGACCCTTGTCTTAATTTCTCCATTCATCATCCGATCTTCGATATAGAGATCAAGGACGAGAAATGCGGGAAGGTGATATACTGGACCGATGGATATAATCCCCAGCGATATGTTATGGTCGATAAGGCGCTTAATCCTGACGATGATGGTGACTTCTGGTACCATTATCATGGGTATAAGACTTGCGGTGACGACACGCCAATACAAAGGTGCAGGCTGGCGTGCGAGAAGCTGCTGGTATTCCCGCTGCTGACAGCCCCGTGCGTGGAGCCGGAGGTCGTGGAGTTCGGGGGGAGCCTGCGTGCCGGGACCTACCAGTTCTGCGTGGCGTTGTGCGATGAGTTCGGGATTGAGAAGACCGGATATTGCTCATTGACCAACCCAATCATGTTATTCGATCGTCAAGATATGGTTATCCGCGATGGTTTATGGGGTAAGTCAACCAACATGGGTATCCGCCTTACCGTGTCTAATATAGATAAGCAGGTATCTCATTATAAGATAGGTGTTATACAGAATACGGTTGGGTTTAATGGTGAGCAAAGCCCGGTTCTTGAGTATTTCATAGAAGGTATACATCCGATAACGGAAAGGACCATCTATTACCTTACGGATCAGTATAGCGAGCGTACGACCATGGAGAAGTTATCCAAGGAAATACCGGTATATAAGACAGCCAGAGGCATGACGTCTGTCGGGAATCGTCTTCTTCAATACGGCTTGACCGTGGAGAACGAATGGAATCTTCAACCGGTCGTTAACTTCTTGGGTCATTTCGTTAAATGGCAGACATCGATAGCCACGGAGGATCTATATAAAGACGGTGTGGCTTGCTCTAAATACGCCTCTTTCATGCGTGACGAGGTATATCCGTTGGGTATAAGATTCTTTACCAATACGGGATATAGGACAGCTAGATTCCCGCTTATCCCTCGTCCGGCCACAAGGGAGGAGATGGAGGTTATCGTTGATGAGGACGGCAACTCTGAAGACCTATCAGCGGCTTCGGTATTGGAGAACAACCCGCAGTGCGCCGGGAACAGCCGCCGTTATCTTTGGCAGTTTAAGAATACGGCAAAGATCATAAACGACCCGTCTTGGGGATTTGATGATTTTGGGGGAGAATGCAAGAATCAGCTAGATGTTAAGCAACTCAGATATGTAGAGCAGGAATATGCCACGGTAGGAGAGACCCAATTCGTTATCAATACGATGGGGGAAGATGTTACGGTAGATGATGCTATTGATTATATCGCTGATAATATAGAGAACTTGTGTGATATCATAGAATCTAATGTAGGTATTACTGACGAGTTATGCGCTGCTATATCATTGCCAGAGGATCAAGACGGTATAAAGGCTCCCGATTTCCCTAGTGGATGTGATGATATCGAGAGGATAGAGACCAGGACTATATTGGATAAAAACTCTTTGGTGGATTCTAGGATTGATTTTACGTATAAGCTGGCTAGTGATTATACGGAGACCGAGCCTACCACCTTAATACAAAGTAATGCCGAGTCACAAAGGAAGTTCTCTGTATTGTGTGATTTCGATAATTATTCCAGTGGAGGTAAGAATATCATAGATCTGGTTCAGGAATGGCTGGATGGTCAGGATGAGGATAAATTCCCGTCTGATATAGACTCCTCCGCCTTGGTCTTGTGTCAGGATATGTCTAATGTCCGGCAGTTATATGATGAGGGTATATGTACTAATGGGTGCTCGGTAGGTGATCCTCATGTGAATCCTACTATTAACGATGTTCAACTTCCTACATTCCAAGGGGGTAGGTCATTGGGTAAGTGCACATATTTGTATCAATATCCCGGATGGGAAGGAAAGAAGCATACGGAGACGATGCTTGATCAGTTAATGGATACGATGGAGGCTTATTTCCCCCAATATGAGAGTCAGTTTGGTATCGAGAACGCCATGTGTCTTTTTGGCGATGGTGATAATTCTAAGTTCAATACCGGTATAACTACTGACTGGGAAGGTCGTGTGTCTGTGCAGAATGATATTGACGCCAAGACCAATTGGTTCGGTAGAAGCAACTTGACTTATTTCAAGTTCTATCCACATGTATCCTCATACGCCAGATGGGTGGAGTTGGATTACGAGAAATACATAAGTGGTTTATCCGATCCTGATAACGGTATTATGTATATAGAGATGATGGGTAACTATAATTATCCGATCGGCGACTCATCATCATACAATAAGGTTCGTATAACGTTTTTCTCGGACAAGGAAGGTACCGTGGCTCCTAATCCTTTGGCTAATGATGCCAAGAAAGGTGTTATAGTGAATTACGTGGATCATAAGATATTTATGATGCCAAAGTACTTGTTCTGGAATGATGACAAGACTACTTTCCATAAGATATATGTTTGCATCGAGCCTGCGGTATGCGTGTTCTTCACCGGTTTCGCCATGAGGCAGGACATGAAGGAGCTTGCCGGATTCTATACGGCCGGCACCGCCATCTTCCCCGCCCCGTTCTGTTTTGGCATTCGGCCACTGGAGGTGAAATACGTATTCTTCTTTACGAAAGAATTGAAATTAAGAAGATTTGTTACCTATGAGGCGAAATGTATCTCATGTGGAGATAAACCCGCTGATTGCGCTCCCAGACCATATCAGTACGGTGATTTCGGATATTGGGAGTCTGCCAATAAGTATCCGGCTAATTTTGAGTTGTATGATTCAAGCAAGATCGGGATATCATCGGGAGGATCAAAGAGGAAGGACATAATAGATTCTTTGACGAAATACTATGGGTCTCCTAAATCAGTTGGGGGTAAGTCTTATTTCACCGGTAATGGGGATAACGCTGAGTACCCCAATACGTCAACCACGTTTTGTCAGAGACCTATACGTCATTACAAGTTTCCGGATAACTCTGTCGCTCCTTTCATGGGTAATCCGTCTCAACTGACCGGTCAATATGGAGTTGACTCCTATATTTATCCTATGGGGGTGATGCTTGATGACGATATCGTTAATGAGTTTCTGGATATAGCGGTAGAGAACGGTCTTATAGATAAGGCTAGAAGAGATTCTATAATAGGATATGAGTTGTATAGGGGCGATAGGACGTTGGATAAGAGCGTTATCGGGACCGGTCTGGCTTATGATATGTTTAAGTACGATGATCCCGACGGATCGGCTAATCTTTATCCTAATTACCCTTACAACGATTTGTCTGATGATATGTATATCTATAAGGATATTAATCGTGAGAAATTTATAACGCATCCGTTTAACAGGAAGGGTAATATCTGGTATTCATTCTTAAGCCCTGATATTGCCTTTAACAAGCCTGACGCTCCCACCGAGTGCCTTGTTGATGGTTATCAATTAGGTAAATCCTCAGGTATATTCAGGGAGGTGGAGGATCACCCTAAATGGACGATATTAGGGAGTAAGGCTTACAGTATGGCAACATCATTGGCTACGGTGGAGGCTATGGCTAATTTAATATCCGCTATAGCTGAGTATACATATCAGTCGGCTTCACAGCAATATGTCGGTGGAGGTGTGTTCTTTTTAGCCAACCCTGTCGGCATAGCGCTGACGGCTATCCGTCTGGCTACAGGTATCGCCAAGGCCACAGCCCAGTCCGTGGTGGATATAGGCAAGTATAGGTATCAGTGGTTAACGGCATTGATAGATAGGGGACCTAGACGGAACTATGCTTATTACTATACTTCTGTCGCTCATTATAATTTATTTTACCAAAAAATAGGGGAGTCAGAGTTACGTGGATTGTCAACGGCTAAATATATCAAGAGCGGGTTATATCCGGTAACAGATATCTCTTCGCAAGGGGAGACCGTAGGCGGTAAGCCTATTATCATAAACAACCTCGATCGTGAGCATTCATTGTTCATGTCATTTGGTATGGATAAGTATATGCTTGAATATCCGGAGTTGGTTTCAAGTTACGATACCAGCCGTATTCAGGATGAGTGTAATATTCGTAACGATGAGGTGGCTGGTATGACGCCTCATTTTATGACACGTGAATCTTTCGTATCCTGCCCCTATATGAGGATAAAGAAATATTCTCCGGCTCAATACGGGCAGATAGAGGATATCAGGTGGGTATCGTTAGGTGGTTGCGGGTTGATGGATAAGGATAAGCGTAAACCTGTTTTTGGAGGTGATGTATTTATATCAAGATTCTCGCTTAAGAGGAAGATGCCTATGTTTTATTTGACTCAGTTCGGTCAGGGGGACATGATACCATTCCCTTATTATGATTATCGGAACATCGGGTATCCCCGTTATTTCGTTAATTACGATACCGGGGAGGATTATCTTAATAAGACCGATACGGATACCGGATCGCTATACTCTTTCCCTAGCCGGAAGAGCGCTTATGAGATGGTTTGCAAGACCGGAGATATGTATCTTAGCGGTCGTTTCTTCCTATATTTCTATGGCATACCTCAGTTTCTTGTGGAGTCTGAGATCAATTGCAATTTCCGTATAGCCGGGCCTGAGCCTTACGAGGGGTTCTATCCGGAGGTAGGGGATTATATATCATGGACTCAGGAGCGTAATGTCCCTATATCAAGGGATAATGTGTTTAAGATAAGTCCTGTGTATAAGAATCGATTTACGTTAGGTGGCAGGTCATTACCAGAGACGTATGATAGCAATTTTTGGGACTGCGCTTACCAAAGACCCAACGGCGTCATATGGAGCACCGCCGACGTGTCGGAGAACGGCATGACCGATCCTTGGCTGTCGTACAAGCCTATGGATTACCATGAGTTCAAGACCTCTTTCGGGAAACTTATAAGCATGAAAGGGATAGAGTCGGATCAGATACTGGCTCGCTTCGAGAATCAGGTAGGGTTATATAACGCCATAGACGTGTTGGCGGAGAGAATATCCCCGGAGAATAGCGAGCTAGGGACAGGTGGGCTTTTCGCCTCTCGTGGCATTGAGTATAATAATACGACGTTAGGATATTCCGGGACCCAGAGTCGGGATATGATCAGTTGCGAGTTTGGGCATTTTTGGGTCGATTTAAGGCGTGGTCAGGTGTTTAAGGTAGATTCTAATGGTAGGAATCTTACGGAGGTCACACCGGGGCTTAGAAACTGGTTTAAGGAGCATCTTCAGATGAAGATCATCCGTAGCCGGATATATAACGCTGATACGGACGCTGAGTTGTCTTATTATGATATTGATAACAAGTTTTTTGGTATAGGGTTGTCCATGGGTTGGGATAATAGGTTTAAGAGGGTTCTGATAACCAAGAAAGATTATATACCGGTAGGGAATCCGAGCGAGTACCAATTCCGTGGCGGCCGGTTCTACAGGAACGGGCAGGCGGTGGAGCTACAGGACGCCAGCCATTTCACGGACGTCTCGTTCACCGTTGGATATAACTGCCTGAAGGGTGAGTGGAAATCATATTTATCCTACACCCCTGATTATTATATCGAGCACCAGCATTATTTCCAGTCTGGAAAGAACTACTCAAGTGAAAGTCAGGAGATAGGTTTATGGTCTCATGGTTTGACCAACCAATCGTATCAAGTATTTTATGGTAAGCTATATCCGTTTGTTATAGAGGTTCCGGTACGTGAGCAGTACGTGAATAAGATCCTCACCAACTACCAATATCGGATGGATGCCAGAAGATATCAGGATGAGGTTAATTACCAAATTCTTAGGACTACTGGATTCAATAAGGCATGGTTTTATAATGATACGAACAACAGCGGTGAACTTCGGATGGTTATCGCCGACAAGAACGATATGAGCCAGCGGTTAAGGTATCCTGTAACCAATGACGATAGCCGTGAGATACTGGTGACGGAGGTTGATCAGAATATAAATATAAATGACTATTTTAACGAGGTCAAAGACGATACTAATAACCTCCCGGTATGGATCAAGGACGTGAATGATATTGACCGGAAGATCGACCCTAGGGCCGTCGATTATCACCGGAGGTGGCGTGATCGTCTTCGTGGCGATTGGTTCTTGGCTAGGTTCGTGAATGACATTGAGAGTCGGTTCAAGATGATAGTTCGTTGGTTTAGCAATGAGGAGAAAGTTTATTGATTTATTAACATATAGGGGGGGGTATTTTGCCGCCTCTCCCTTGTATATTAAAACGATATGAAGGATTTTATTAGTAAGTACGATGGTAATCAAATAGACAGTAGACTTGATAAGGTCAAGGATATGGTTGGCGCCACGGCGTCCGGGGCTGGCGCTGCGGGATTGGTGCCGGCTCCTGCTAAGGGGGATGAGGGTAGGTTCCTTTGTGGTGATGGTACGTGGAAGGACGCAGTAGCTAAAAGTGATGATGAGGATGCTTTTTTAGCTATCATCTTACAGCTTGTAGGAGATCAATCTACTACTTTGCCTCAATCTCAATATAATACTATAAAGTCGTTGTTTGATGGTAGTTCTACGTCCAATGTCAGGATGATAAGACCTAACAATTCTTTTGTAGAAGCGTTAGGTGGCGTGAATATTAATGATTTGATGGTTTTTAATGATCAAAAGAATGATTGTATCACTATTTATATCAGCGCTTCAAATAATTCCCTTAATATGGGATTTTCAGATATATCTATATCTGTTTACCCTAATTTGAATGTTGAATATATTAATTCTTCTTTAAATATAGCATCATCAGATAACACCGAGATAGTTATTGTAAGGTCTTTTGGGAATACAGAAGATAATATAAATTTTGATAATCAGCTTTATCTTAAGTTGAAAGGGACTGGGAATAAAGCATTGATGGATAATGGGTTATATCAGGATATAAGAGGTATAGACATATCAAGTTATCTATTAGAACCTGGGACTATTAATATAGTATCATCTATAACCAAATCAAAATATGATGATATAAAAAGTTATATTCTAAATAATTATCATATGTATCTTTCACGAGTGATATCTGGCTCCGGTTTTACGGCGGCTTTTAATTCATATATCATAGCAAGTTATATTTATGATGCCGCTTATTTGGTATTTTTTGATCCGAATTCTTCAAAAATGAGTAAGATAAAAATTAATTATGATACTTATGAGGTAAGTACTATTGTAATTTAAATATTTGATGTTATAGCAACAGGAAAAGCTAGCGGTAAGAAGAAGGGCAAATGCCCGAAATCAGGATGTATCAAGAAAGTAGGGAGTGATTGGCGAGTGGTCAGTAACAAGACCGGTAAATTATGGCCGGCTAAGTACAAGTCTAAGGAGAAAGCTAAAGGAGCCTTGGCTGCTTATCACATGCATTAGCGTATAAACGGGTACATGATTTATTATGTGCCCGTTTCGTGTTTTTAGGCTTGTGATATTATGGTTATCTTTGTGAAAAACGTAATATATGTCTAAGAAGAATAAACCGGAGGAAATCCCATCGTGGATAAGGGATTTATATAAGGAGGATCTTGATCGTGTCGTAAGAGGCGAGCGTCCTATGTATTTCAGGGGTATGGATGATAGTCCTTTGAGAAACGTGTCCCCGGAGTTTGATATCCTTAGCGGAGGAGCCGCAGTTAAAGGCATGAATGGGATAAGAGGTGCGTTGTCCCCGTTGAATAATGGCATGGGTAATTATAATTTCAGTATCAGGGGTATAAATAAGAAGATCGGTGAGTTGGTTGATGAGGCGGGGCTATATTTACCTGAGAAATTAAGACCTGTATATCGGACTGTGGTGGATGCTATGTCGAGTTCCAAGGATAAGGGGTTGGGTCATATCACGCAGCCGTTGGCCAACGCCCTGTACCCAGCGGACGAGCGACGGGACCGGCGTCTGGACGGGGAGCACCCCGTTGGTTATGTGGATGCCATAGACGGTATATGGCCTAGGGGGAAATATGGGCTATGGGGAGAGAAGATGGATAAGAAACAAGGGGGTGGATATGTGGCTTCAAGGGATAACACCTCCGTTGGATCTAGTGGCATAAATCTTAATACTGAATATGGCAAGAAGATAAACGATGGAGTTGACATTACCGAGATTATAGCTGGAGGTATCCCTATTATTGGGGATGTTATGGATGTGAGAGATTTTGTGGAGTCATCGAAGGCTGGGGATGGTTTAGGAATGACATTATCAGCTTTAGGGCTATTCCCGGTATTAGGTGAATTTTTTTCTTTCGCTAATAAAGTAAAGAAGATTCCTCTGCCAGAAGATAAACGTAAATTGTATGATTTTCTTGTAGATAATGATCTTGTAGATAAATATGTTCATGATGAACCTTTGGTTAGGGATTTTTTTAACAAGGATGTCCATGAGAGAATTTCAAGGAATTATAATGATCTTCCTGATTCTTATAAGGCGGCTGTGGATTTGATGATTGATAATGGTGTTGATCTCCAAAATATAAATGATGTGTCTAACAAGCATATTAAGGATAAGATAGATTCTATGCTTGATGATAATGGGAAACGGTTGGAAGAAGCTTACAATCTAAGGGTATCAGCGGATTCTGATTTTGATGATTTTAGATATGAGGTATCCTCCGCTTTGGATAATAGTAATGCTAAAGGGTTTTATACTAGTAAATACAATAAGGTTGTTACTAGGAGTGATGAGAGTTTATCTAACCTATCTCATGAGTTTAGACATAAATATGATTCAAGTAATAATTATAATAAGATTTATTTATCCGAAAATGATAAGTCATTATTAAAAGACGCTTATAGGGCTAAACCAAACTCATCAAGTGATGAGATATCAGAGAAAATAGCTTTTAATACTCAAGCTAGATTTCGCTTGTGGAATAAATTTTATAATACATATGGAAGGACTCCATCTGTTGATGACCTTGATAAGTATATCGATAGCATGGATGAGATTGATGTGTATAACCTTGTGAGTGGTATAGGTAGCAATTATGCTGGTGATTATTCTAATAACATGCTTGGAGCTACTGGAGAGGTATTGAAAGAATCATCGGATAAAATAAAAAAAGCCATTAAAAACGTTCCTGCTATTTTGCCGGCGGCTATAGTTGGTAAGATGTTGATGGATGATGATAAGGAGAAGAAAGATAAGGGCGGGTCTGTAAGCACAGGTAGGGCTTATGGAGATGGTAAATATGTAATTGATCCTGATAGATCAGAGGATAATAAGATGGCTGTGTATGATGAGATATGGGATTATCTGGCCGATAAGAAGGGGATACCACAAACTCAAGCTATCGGCATCCTATCGAACATCGCCGCCGAGTCCGGAGGGGACACCGATGCCCTAGGAGCCGCCGGTGATTTTGGCATCCAACAATGGCTTGGACCGAGGAAGAAGGAGCTACAGCGCAGGTATGGGAAGAAACCGACATTGACACAGCAGTTGGATTATCTCGTGGATGAGTATCAAGGCAAGGTCCCGGGGTTAGGTTGGAATTACATCAATCAAGGAAAGTTTTTTGACAAGGACGCTCAAGGTAATGTATATAATTACTATATGTATTCTAAATCCGATTTCGATAACGCCGTCAACTACAAGGACGCTACCGTGGCATGGAATCAAGGATACGGTAGGCCTCTTGGATCGACCTTAAGAAATGAGAAGAGATTTGAGTTCGCTGATATGTTCGCTAATAGGTATGGTGTCCCGGAGAATGAGCCAATGAGATACGAGTTCGGACAGCGGGATTCGGGCACGGGGGACGGAGGTCAGCAGCCCGTACCTGAGACGGTAGCCCCTGCCGATCCTTCTTTGGCTTCCCGCTCTTCCATGGATAGCTGGTGGGAGAAGGAAGGCCAAGACCTGTTATATAAGATGCTAGCTCAATCCGGCGCTAACAAGAAAGCTATAGAGGACATCGCCAATAATATTAAGAATGATCCTCAATCGGAGGCGCAGATAGCGGAGGCCGAGCGTATGCGTAGGGAACAGGCAAAAAGGCAGTTGGTTCTTAATATGATACCGGGGTTAAGCCTTAACATAAAAGGTGTGAGCAGAAATAATAGTTAGTATTTTAATGATAAATAATTTGTTATGAATAAGTTGTTGTTTTTATTTGATATGTTATTTAAGGGGACTTGTTTTACCCCCCCCCCTCTAGTAGTTTAGGATGGGAGAATAGATGGGTAGATGCTATGGCTGATGATAGGAGGATGGTTATAGCATTGTTAGTAAAATATCTAAGGGGAGGTATGTTATGAGAAGACGTGTAATGATAGGCCCCAAAAGCTTGGATGTATTGTATACATACACTTATAATAGTAATAATTACCATACATTTGTAGCTCCAAAGTCGGCGTATTATTATGTTGAGTGCTGGGGTGGTCAAGGTAATTATGGTTACAATGATAGCGAAGATAGGTTTACCAGATCTAATGACCCTGGGTATGGTGGATATGTGGCTGGATTTATCAAGTTAGTTGGTGGTGATATCATTTATGTGTATTGTGGAAATGGTGGACTTAAGCAGACGAGTAATGTTGTAAAATATAATTATAATGGAGGAGGTTCAGGGCATTCAATGACTAATGAGAGTTCTGGAAGGTATATCTATGAGGGAGCCGGGGGCGGAGCTACAGATTTGAGGTTGTCCAACAATAGCGATCCTCTAAACGTAGATTCTTTAAAGACCCGTATTATGGTAGCCGGGGGAGGCGGTGGAGGATGTGAGTATTATTTTATTGGGCATGGAGGATCAGCGGGAGGGTTGAAGGCGTATCTGGGGGGCTATGCCAAGGGAACTCCTGCATCCCAAGTGGCGGGAGGATCTAACTCCGGCAATAATTTAACTAACGGAAATGGGGGTCTATTAGGAGTGGGAGGAGGATGTGGTTTTGATGGCGGTTCGTATTCCTCTGGTGGAGGAGGAGGCTTTTATGGAGGACCAAGCGGCGGGATATCGTCGAACGCTATTCAAGCTGGTGGTGGAGGGTCCTCGTATATATCCGGTCATCCGGGATGCGTGAAATATGATAAATATGTATTTACTAACACTAAGATGATAGACGGGAACGGGTTCGTATGGACAGATGTGAAGGGGGAATTAGAAAAAATGCCTAATCCTTTGGGTGGATTATATGATTTAGGAAAGGGACATATAGGTTCTGGATATTGTCGTATATCTATATTCCAATAAATATTTATATATTTAATCAGTTTAGTGTTATATTTGCGAAGTAATTAAACGTTTTAGATATGAAAAGATTGTTATTTTTATTTGCTATGTTATTGACGCCGTTCGTTTTGATGGCGCAAGAGGTAATCCCATCAGAAGGGGCTATCACTATTGATTTAACTACCTTCACCGGCATCATGGCTTTCGTCACGATGTCAGCTACGCAGTTAGCCAAGGTTGTGCCGTATATTGACACCCATAAGTGGGCTAAAGTCCTATCCGCCGTAGTCATAGGTATGCTGGTTTGTATATTAGCGTGGCTACTAAAGGTGTCTCCATTGCTTATAGGGAGTGAATGGTGGGAGGCTCTATTATATGGAGTGGCTGTAGGTCTCAGTTCTGCCGGTTTCTATGATTTGGTTAAGGCTATAGGATCATTATTCATAAAAAGAATTTAATTCTGTACATAATAATAGCATTTGCTGAGAGACTCATCGTTGTGAAATGATGAGTCTCTGTTTTTTTAAATTATCTTTGTGTCAGAACGAAATTAATTAGACATGAGCAAATACGTAATCAAGAGGAAGATACCTAAATATCAAGAGGCCGGGGAAGTCGGGTCGTATATGCTTGGTAATATGGACGGTATACAAGGGTTAGGTATAGAACCTTTGGTGAATACCAACCAAGGATTACCCGCGCCGGTCAATCCGCTAGGGATATATTCTTTGGATACTCCAGATCAGTTGAGGACTAAATATGCTAATGCTTTTGATCAGGATAATGTGTTTCCGGCTAGCTTCAAGGGTAGTTTGCAACGTATAGCTGAGAATTATCAGGACAATGGTATTACGCTTAATAACATAACTGTTAACGATGTTGATAAGTCTAAGACCGGTTCAGACGAGACGGATGTTTTTGATTTTACTACCATCCCTTACTATGGCGCTGATGATATAGGGTCTAGATTCACTCAGATGGGTCGTGGTATAGGGCGTATGAGAAGCGAGGGATATGGAGATTTATCCACCGGGGCTAAAACAGCTAATACGATAACCACCATAGCCTCAGGAATTAGTGGTATCATGGGGTTGGCTCGTAACGTGGTTTCTGGGATAGCGTCAGAGAAAGGTACTCGTACCAATATAAGGTTGGCTCAGGAACGTGAGGCTAGGCAAAGAAGACAATCCCAGATGCAGTATAAGGATGGTGGGGGTGTTTATCTAGGACCTAATAATAGGTTCGATAGCGGAAGCCTTACCGGTGAGTACCTATATCCGTTACCTAAGTCGATGGAAGATCAAGCCAACGTGGAGGTCGAGAAGGGCGAGTACGTGGAGCAGCCCGGAGAGGCGCCGATGGAGGCCATGGGGCAGAAGCATGCCGATGGTGGAACCCCCGTTTCCTTGGAGCAGGGGACGAAGGTTATTACCGACGACACAACCATAGAGCCGGATTTCGCTAAATACATCAGAGATACGTATGGGATCAAAGCCACGCCTAAGGATACGTATGCTACGTTAATGGACAGGTATAAGGCTAAGATCGGTCTTAAATCAGCTTACGATGACCAGAAAAAGGCATTGGAGAAGCTGGAGAAAAATAATAAGATAGACGATGAGAATACAAGGCGTTTGAACGCCTCCGTATTATCCAAGGCTATAAATGATAGCAACGATATCGTTAATGGATTAGAGGGAAGATTTACGGACTTCGCTAACGTCATATACAAGGAGCAGGAAGACCGGAAGATGAAGAAGGATGAGGATACGTATTTCGCTAAGGGTGGTGAGATAGATAACATCATATCTAGATCTATGAAAGAATACGGTCTTACGGAGGAGGATATAGCTGAGGCTAAGAAAGAGCTGCTTAAGAAAGTGGCTGGTATTCGCCAGAAGATGGAGATAGGAGGCACGTCTTTGTTCGGTCGTAAATTAACTTTCCGCCCGATCGAGAATAGGTTCAACAATGATCCTAACTATTTCGGTTATCAACGCCAAGGAACTGATGGCTCTTATGGAGGTATTAATACGGATGAGAGGTTGAATTATTATAAGACATTCAATCCGGTCGCTTACGATGCTTATATGGGAGCTTCAGAGGGCACTAGGGCTAGGGCGTTGCAAGACGCTATCTACGGTCAGACAAGTAGCTGGATGGGCTTGGCTACGGCTGAGAACCCGATCATCGCCAACGCCGAGGCGCTTCGGGATTACACGACGCTCGTTTCCTTTGGCGGTGAGGATAGTCAAGGTAATTACCCGGAAGACAAGAAAGCCGCATATCATGATAGGATGAGAGACAATAAATTAGGTTTGTTTACCACATCTCGCCCTATGATCGGTCTAGACGTTGTTACAGAGGAACAGCATAAGGCTCTTAACGATGCTGGTATCACCCATTTTAGCCAACTATTCTCTGACAAGAACAAGGATGTCGTTAATAAGATACTTGGCGAGGATATGCTTAAGATGCAGGCATTGAGATCCATGAAAGGAATGGAAGGTCTTGATTTTATACTTGACCCTCATAAGGTGGCTCCCGGTCCTATGGATATAGGTGATGTGGAGGATCCTGATGTTAAGTTGGATATGCCTGAGCTGATTGATCCTAATACACTCCCTAAGACCAATACAAATGCCAGTACTAACACCGGTAAGACTAATAATGGTAATTGGAACAGGAATATAGTGGGTGGTGGCCTTGACTTCCCTGAGGTGTTCAGGATGACTCCGGGAGCCGTGACAACGGAAGGTCTGGAAAGGCATTACGCTCCTACCGTGGATCCGGTGTTGAGATCGGCTGATCAGTATATGGTTGAGGCCAATCGTGCTTTCCAATCACAATTGGATCAGATGGGTAATGTCCCGGATTCCCAGAGAGGGGCTTTATCATCCAACTTACAGGCTATCATGAGTTCCAATATAGGTAGATACATTAATGAGGTAGAACAAGGGAACGTGGCTCAAAGGACTTGGGCTGATAATGTAAACGCCCGTACTTGGGCTGATACGTATGATAAGAATATAGCCCAACGTCAAGCTTACCAGCAACGTATATTGCAGGGATTGGCTATAAATGACGAGAACTGGGCTAGGTATTTCGATAGCGTAAATGACGAGATCCAGCAGAAGTGGAATACGGCTACGACCATGAATACATTAAGGTCTATATTTGGGGATGTAAAGATTGGTCCCAATGGACAATTAATCGCTGATCCTCAAGGAGATATATTGAGTTATAGGAGATTATATCCTGCTCAGGAAGTAACTAAAGGCAAGAAAGGATAAAGGATGGCTTCACAATATAGTATATTAAGGAATTACGGCAAGTACGTATCACCCTACAACATGGATGTCATGATGCAGGGGATGGGGTACATGCAGCAGAAGATAGATACCAATCGGCAGGCTATAAACGAGTATGCTGATTATATTATCAATTCTGACATTATAAAACCTCAGGACAGGGAATATCTTCAGAACAGGTTAAATGGATTGATACAGGACGTGAATAACGTGTATCGTAAATCTAATTTGGCTTCCGACGGTATAGCCAGAAGCATACAGGCTCGTCTTGGAGAAGCTCTGGATACCCGTGTGTTGAATGCTATTGCCGGTACTAGGGAGATCCGGGCTTTTAGCGAGAAGATGGAGGATATGAAGCTGAACAATCCCAAGATGTATAGTCCTATAAACGAGGCTGAGGCTTTCGCCGATGCCGTGGCTTGGATGAATGACGGTCAGGTAGGGACACGTCTTAATCCTATACATTATACCCCTTATACGGATTATCATGCTGAGATTGATGAGAAGATGAAGAATTTCATCTCCCTTAACAAGGGGAAGAAAGTCAATGTACCGGTGACTGATGCCAATGGCAACAGGACGGGCGAGATGCGTGAGATGTATATAGATGAGATGAGTTACGCTCAGGTCAGGGATATAGCCATGGCTTCTATATCTGAGAACGGTAAGGCTCAGATGCAATTAGAGGGAAGATATATGGCTAGAACGAATCCTGACTTATTTAATGTTCAAAGCACCTCAGATTTCCTTAAAGGGTATATTGATGATTTCAGTGTCAAGGAAGAATCCATACGAGCCAAGCTAAAGGGCGTTGGCAATGACAAGGCCAAGAGGGCTAAGTTGGAGTCGGAGCTGGCGGATATTATCAAGCAGAGAAATGATTTCGTGGAGGAGGCCGAGGGCGTTATCGGTAGCAACTACAGCCCGGAGCGAGCCGGCATGTTCATGGTACGACAGCAGTTCCTTCGTGGCGTCGGGCTGAGATGGTCTTATAATAACTCATACGAGACGTTGGGTGTTGATGATTATTATTTCAAGGCCAATCAACAGATGATGGAGAGAGCTAAGTTCAATGAGACAAAAAGGCATAATCTAGCCATGGAGAAAGCAGCGTTGATGAGAGCCAGCAAATTGGGTAGGTCGGAGAATGGGGGTGACGGAGGTGATAACACGACCGGTCCTACCGTGGTTACTAAGAGCGCCAATCTTGAAAATGTGAATATAAGCGATGAGTTCATGAACGGGTTTATAGCCAATGAGAGGGCGGTAACTACCGGCATGAGTAATTTTGTTAAGTCACTGTCAGATGACGCTAGAAGGAAGATCGACGCATGGGCGTCTGATCCTGAGAATAGTAACGTGGTCAAGGATATGGATAACGATCAGGTTATCATGGCTTATTTCAAGGCCAATGGAGGGTCAAGGAACGAGTTGCTTGATTACAATGGTCAGGATAGTTACCTGAAGCTTCTTGGGTTAAATACTCAAAGAGGGAAGTATAATAAGATCAATGATGGATTCAATAAGGCGGAGAACGCTGTTTTGGATGGCGTTGACGCTATAGTCGAGAAAGAGGCTAAATCTTTTGGTGGATCAGGCATAGATGTTAGTTACGGATTTTGGACATTTAATCTTGAAGATATCAACAGCAGTGGTGATAAGGTTTTTGATATAGATGGGATAAATGACATAACATTAAATGATTGGGCTAAATTATCGGCATATAGCTCTATTCTTAGTAATAGTGTTAAAATGACCTATCTTATTCATGCAGCCACTCCTGGTGTCCATAACCCTATTGTTTTAGGGGATGTCAATTCTGGAGAGGCGGCTGTATTGGTGAATAGGATAAATGATTTGATGGGTACGTCATTGACATTGGATGATATTAATTTATTATCTCTTATTCCTATGGATGTTTCTGATGACGGTAATATGATAAAGGTGCTGACTGATGGGCTGTCTGATGGCAATAAAAGGAATGTGGCCGTAGCTAAGGCCATGTATGACGAAATGCAGAAAGAACAATACGATGTGTTTAGGCACAAATGGAGTCGTGGCGATCTGGGAAGGTTGGCTGATGACGCCAAGCGAGCCGGCGAGGATTACTTGAGACAATATCGTCATGAGTACGCCGAGCGTGAGTATATCTTCTCCGGCGATTATCCGTCTAAAAGCCAAGCCGAGTATGATTATATAAAGATTAGTGGCCTGTTCACCCGTGGTGGCGGTTTTATCCCCAAGGATAAGGATAATGCCAATACGAAGATAACGTTTACCATATCCCCTATAGGTGATGGTAATTATCAGATCATTGGCAATAATGGAGGTGATGGTCGATCTGTTGTTGAGGTAAGCGAGGCTGATCTGGCTGCGAATGGACTTACTTTCTACAAAGAGGATGTAAGCATCCCGTCCGAGACCTATGATTCCGGTGTCGTACCCATATCTTTCGCCAGCTCAAGCAACAACGCTTATGGGAAGATGGCTAAGTCATTGTTGGTAGCTCCATTCGCTTACGCTAGCGGGGCCAAGGACACGGTAATGCCTTATATAGATATGTTTACGAATATAAATGACGGTAATATCAGGAAGAATCAGATGATGATCGCTACTGACGTGTTGTTCGATAACGCTTCTATGTACGAGTTAAGGGCTTCCGGATATAAGTATAATAATGGTTCTTCTGGGATAAATGTTGATATATATAGCAAAGGAGGGGCTAGAGAGGGTAATACCCCGTTGTATTCAATTGATCTGGATGGCGTTAACTATGCTGATGAGGTAGCAAGGAAGATCGACTTCTGCCCGCAGTATTATTTGGTCATGGCATGGCAACAGATACTTAGCAAGGAGAATGAGGTGTATTGGAGGAGCGAGGGAAGATCTACTACTGATGATTTCGAGAGCTTCATCTCGCCCATAGCTGATATGATTGATCAGGAGATAAGAAACAGGAATAACGGAAATAGTGGAAATAATGGAAACAATGGAAATCTATAATAATACCTCTAACGGAAAGGATCTTGCCGAGAAGTACAGATATCCTACCATAAACGTAGATAATATAAAGGCTATTGGTACGGATCCCTATGATATACCGGATCGTGACCTGCCTCCGGTATTGGATCCGTATTCCGCTTCCGAGAGATCAAAGTCCCAGATACCGTCATTGTCGGAGAGGATCAAGAATACTGTTAAGACAAATTATTATGATGATATGAAACATATGTCCCCATTAGGATATATGGCTTCTGATCAAAGCTATAAGGGCAGGTTTAATCTTACTGGTCCGGAGATATCGTTGGAGGATTCAAGGTATCGACTTAGTAGCGGTACTTGGATACCTAAATACGAGTCTTATATCCCCGGTGTAGATAACGACACACGTTTATCTAGGAGTCAAGGTAGGACTGAGAAATGGATGAGAGGTTTGGGGAAATTTGTAGGTAAGGCCGCTTTGTATGGATTAGGTGATGTTATTCAGCCTTTTTATGGTATTTACGCCGGTGTATCCAGAGGTAATTTTAACGCTGTTTTTGATAACGATTTCACGAGATGGTTGGATGATCAGGACAAGAAGATGGATTACGGTCTTGCTCATTATTACAATCGTGAGGAGCGGGATATGAATTTCCTTCAAAGCATGACTACGGCTAATTTCTGGTCTAACGATTTTTTATCCGGTCTTGCTTTTACTGTTGGAGCCATGTTATCATCAGCCGTATATTCCGGCGCTGGATTGATGAACTTAGCTCGTACGGGAGCTAGGGCAGGCGTGGCATTGGCTAGGATAGGCAAGGCGGCTTCGGATACCAAGAAAGCGTTCGGCGCTTACCTCAGGGCCGCCCGTATAGGACAGAGGGTAGGCAAGGGACTGGACACCGCCGCCTTCCTTGGCACGTCCACCGCATGGGAGGCATCTGTCGAGGCCAGAAGTATGCTGATGGAGGCTGAGGAGAATTTCAGGCAGTCTTACCGTAACGCTTATGGAAGGGAAGTCCCATATGAGGAGCTTATGAAGTTCAGGGCTGATAATGCCAATGCCGCTAATGCTGTATTCGCCGCCAACGTCGGCATATTGTCATTATCCAATATAGCTATGTTCGGTGATATGTTCGGCATGGATCTTGGCGTGGATAAGTTTATAAAACGCAATATATTTGGCGTAGGGGCTGAGAGGATGGATAACGGTATGTTAAGAACCATAACGCCAAAGAAATGGCAGAAAATAGCCGGGAATACGTTCAATATTATCAAGCGCCCAGTGTCAGAAGGTCTTTATGAGGAAGGTCTTCAGGGAGTGGCTAGCAAGTCCGCCGAGGATTGGGTAGAATCAAGATACAATCCTATGGCTATCCGTCAGAACATAGGTTATATGGAGGCTATAAAGAACGGGTTCAAGGAAACATACGGGTCTAGTCAAGGCTGGAAGGAGATCGGCATCGGTATGATTATCGGATCGGTTATGGGTGGAAAGACCTTTGGAGGTATAAAGGAATGGAGCCAAGACATGTCCAGGAACAAGGGGATGGTGGATGCCTACAACGCCAATGCCGGCGCCTTGACTACCGCCGCTATCCGTGCTATTCGTGGCAGTATGGCTCTTAACGCTCAATTATCTGGTGTAGACACATCGTACGAGAGTGATGGTAGGATCATAAATAAGGATTTTAGTGACGCCGTATTCAATCGTCTTCGTTATGATTCGGAGATGGGGATGCTGGATGATACGAAGGAGAATTTCAGGACGGTAGTCGAATCTATACCTAATAGCGATATAGCGTCCGATATGAATATGACGGATGAGCAGGTTAATGAGTATAAAGCCGATCTTGTCAACGAGTTTAATAAGAAGGTGGATAATTTTACCATGGCCAACAGATTCGCCGACTCACTTACTGAGGGTATCCCGAACAGGTCTTTTAACGCCTATATCTCCAATATGGCTTATAATGGCCTTGAGGCGAAGGATAATTTGAACGATATTGCCAATCAGTTAAGAAGGATATACAATACGGATATAGGTCCCGCTCTTGATATATATTCTCGTCTTAATCCTGATTCGAGCAGGGATCTTGAAGAATTAAGGAAGCTTACGGATGATATACAGAGGATGGAGAAGAATATCTTGAGGCTTCAACAAAGTGTCGCGTCGAAGGACGCTCTTGAATCTGATAAGGCTAAGTTGGTCAAGGAGAATGATAGGCTTCTTAAATTAACAGAGGATAGGATCGCATTGGAGAGGAAATTAACTACGTTAATTAACTCAGAGGCTGATATATCTAAGTTGTTCTTAAATAGAAATGATTCAAGGATCAGTGCCGCTGATCTTATGGCGGCTTATGATACTATAGCTGATTTTGAGAACGTCGTATCTATCCGTGGGGTTGATAATTATAAGGAGGCTATGGCATTGCTTAGTGAGTATCGTCATAATCTTGTGGCTTATAAGAATATAAACGAGTCTCTTCGTCGTATGCGTGACAGAAGATTCATCCGGGCGCAGGAGCGCGGGTTCATGAAGATATTATCGAACGTATGGGGTAAGACTTATGAGGAGGATGATAGCAAGTATGATTTCAGGAATACTGATAATCCTGATGCCAATGATCTTTACGCCAACGACCAAGCTATAGACAAGGCTTACCAAGATGGTCTTATAGGGGAGGATGAGGCATTTATGTTCAAGACATATAATCATATGATAGCCAGATCTATGGAGAACGAGATTAAGACCGATGAAGGTAGTATAGTCGAGAGGGTTCCTGATGATGAGGATATCATAAATCCTTCTGACGATAGAATCAATAATATAGCTATAAAGATATGGAACGGTAATGAGGATGTCTTATCTCCTAGGGAGAGACAGATATATGATAATAACAAGCCTCGTGTCGATAGTTTAGTTAACGGGTTTGGGGATAATCCTATTTCAAGGATCAATAAGGCTAGATCGATAATAGATAGATTGAAGATCCATGATAATATTTATGATAATATCAAGGACGCTGTTGATGATATTGTAGATATGAATATCAATGGTCTTGATCAGGATCAGATCAAAGAAGCTATAAAGACTTATAATGATCTTATGAATGAGGCTGACAATGGCAATGAGATTGATCAGGATAAGCTTAATGAGGCTATTGATATTATCAATAATTATTCCGATGGGCCTCTTCTTCAATTCGTGGAATGGATGAGGTTGTATGATAACGGAAGTATAGCTGTCAAGGATTACGATAAATCCATACCTATGGGTGATGTCCTCACAGAGAGCGAACCCGGGACATCCACCGGCAGGACGGAAGTTAACGCCGCCCAGAATCCGGTGGTGTTGATGGCTCAGAAGAGAGAGATCGGTGGGGTTATGTATTATGAAGTTGGCGGAATGAGACTTGACAGGTTTATGGACAGTCTTGGGCTTAAAAGATCTGATGCCACTGATACTGATAATGGAAGGGTGATGGATTTCACCAACGGAACCGACATATTTACTGTTATAGAGTCAGATAACCACTCAAGATGGATGATTAGCGAGGATGACGCTCAGGCTTTCGAGAACGCTACCGGTGTCATATTGGGGCGGCAAACCGCCTTGTCGACCTCCAACTGGTTCATGGTGTATCGCAAGGGGCAGGATGGGTCTATTGTTCCTTATTACACGGGTGATACGTTTGGATCTAACAACGAGTCGGTGAATCAGGAAGCAGCGGCTAATCTCCGTAAGGATAATATCGTAAGGTTTAAGATGGATATGTTAGATCCTTATACCAAGGGATTGTATGATAAATACAATAGCCTTAACGCCGTTTACCCTGATTCTGATGAGGCTAAGTCGGCTTACCGAGAGCTGGTTGATAATATGGTTATTAAGATCGTGGATAGCGACGGCAATTTCGTCTCGGTACTGAAAGCCAATGACCCGGACTCAAAAGGGAGTAACGCTGATTTAAGGAGTATGGCCTTTGAGTTATATAGGGATAATATAGGATCTGTTACTGGCGAGATTGATATACCGTTCGTAGGTACAGTTACCAGTGTTTTGCCGGGAAGACCAAATTTCAGTGTAAGTGATGATAATGGCACGTTGATGGTATCCGAGAATGACTTTACCAACGAGACGGTTGGTAAGGTCGAGAGCGTAGGATATATAGAGAATGGGGAGGTTACGATGAGGGATAATATTAAGTATAATATATTCCCGTTCTGTACGGCTATCGTCAGGGACAAGTATGGTGATTATAAAAATTCACGTATTCCGGTCGTAGCTATAAAGACAGGAAATGGAAGAAATTACCTGTACCCCGTAAGATTGAAAAATCAGGATATATCGTCATTTTCGTCCATGATCGAATCGATGGCTGATAGGATTACGGAGGGTCTAGGCGGAGGCGTAAGTATTGATGATATAATGGATCTTAATAACGCTATAGCCAGATCAGGGTTGGATAATAAGACATATATGATTCCGCTGGCGGGAGATGTGGATGTTATCAAGAACCGGCTTGAAGCTGTCAGGAAAGCCGCTAACCAGATGCCTATGACCGCTGACGTAAGAGGATGGATAGGCGATTCTAGGACTAAGGAGGATATTTTGATGAATGACGTTACGATCAACATTGATCTTAATAACGATCCTTTCATAGCCCCTAAGTTCAGGATGAGTATTAGGAGGGATGAGACGTTCTTCGAGGAGACGGAGACCCCGTTCGTCAACCCGTCTGGCGTCCAATCGGGATCCGCTTCGCCTGCGAAGGCGGCCGAGGACAAGTCTTTGGTTTCCGACGGAAATGTCGTATCTGGAGAAAAAGAGGCGGAGGATCCTTGCTAAATAAAATATCTTGACTTATCTTTGCGGCGTCAGTCCATCACCTGACGAGTAAGATATTTAAAAGTTGGTCCCTGTCGGGTGTGTGATGGCCCCGGTGGGGACTCTTTATATTATGCAACTAGATTCTTTTTTACATCGGAAGATCATGCAAGACCTACGCATCCAGCGAGTGAAGGTCTTGATGATGTTATACACCAGTAACTATTTTGTCAAGGTCAGACAAAAGCAGTTGCTTGATCATACATACGCCTTAAGCAGGGATCAGGCTTTTGATTATATGACTGAGTTCAATAAAAGACTTAGTGATAAGGTTGGTATAAAATGTACGATGGATATCCTTCTACCTACCGATGATGATAACGCTAACATCATAATCGAGCACAATGGTATTATCAAGAAGTTGATGAAGGAGGCCGATAAACTGGAACTTGATACTGATGCTATCAAAGTCATGATGCGTGATCTTCTTGATGAGTTGAAGGATGATATTGATCTTAATATCCTGATATTTGACGTAAGCCAGTTACTTATAAAATACAATCTATTTAGGTTGGATGCTATAACCGAGCAGGAGTTCAAGAACTCTTTTGTCAGAATGGATAGTAGGAATATGGAGATAAAGAAACTAACTTTATCTGATATCAAGAAGGTGGTGGAGATGATAGAGGATAGGTATAGCTACGCTTTATATATGACAGAGGAATATGGCTGATTACATTTTTTGTAAAAATATCTCTTGTTTGTTTGTAGTTTCAAAATAAGGTCTTATATTTGCGGTGTCTATCCGTTGCTAGACCAGAAGAAGATATTAATATCGCTTAGGCGTAGGCGATAAATGAGAGCTATCAGTGGGGTAACGGACGCTGGTGGCTCTCGTTGTTTTATATTATGGATGATAATTTAAAATTATTTGAGAATCCTGATTTTGGGGATGTGAGAGTATTGTTGGATGAGAAACATGAACCATGGTTTGTCGGTAATGATGTAGCTAAATGTTTAGGGTATGCAGATCCTAGGGATGCTGTAAGAAGGTTGGTAGATGACGAGGATTGTAAAATGCTGAGATTGTCAGAAGATAGGGAGGCCTACGATTCCACCCCTATTCACAATCAATATGTTAGCCAGATAAAGATTATTAATGAGTCTGGTATGTATACTTTAATTATGTCATCTAAGAAGGAGTTTGCTAAGAAATTCAAAAGATGGGTAACATTGGAGGTTCTTCCTTCTATTAGAAAAACAGGTTCTTATTCTATGCCATCTAACAATATGCCATCAAAGAATGAACTTCCATCTGATTATATAGAGGCATTAGAGGCTTTGCTTAAATCGGAAAAGGAGAAGCGTGCGTTAGCTGAGGCGAAGAAAGCGGCAGAGGAAGCCAAAAGGATATCTGATAATATCATTAAAGAACAAGCTCCTATGGTTGAGTTTGCTAAGACGGCCGAAATAGCTCAAGAGACAGATATGTTGATTAGGGAGGTTCGGGAAAAGTTAGAGGCTCATGGTTATGATATAGCGGAGAAGAATCTCCGGATATTGCTTGAGGATAATAAGTTCTTCGCCAAAACCGGTAAAAGATGGTTGTTATCCCAAAGGGTGATAGATCGTGGTTACGCTCGTTACAGATATCGTGATGACGATGAGTTTTATGGAACTAACACTGTTTATGTAACTCCCAAAGGATTCCAGTGGATCGTGTCTAAGATATCCGGAGAATGGATGTCTAGGTTCTTGGAATTAAAGGGTAGGGTTCTCAATAGATCAGATAAAGATATTTTCGCTAAACGATAAACTCCATTTTTATAATTTAGGATTGAGTTTTTGCCTGTCCGTGAGGATCGGCAGAATGATTTGTACTTTTCAAAGTAAACATAAGGTTTGTTATTATGTTGTTATTTAGTATCCCGTCCGCTCGTGAGAGTAGGCGGGATTTTCTATCTTTGTGACAAAACGATTTAGTAATGGGCAGATCTTGTTATGTTATAAAAAATAAGGAGGGTAGGGTAGATAATGTCCTTGCCCCTAACAACCAACCATCCGGATTATACCAAAGGGCGATGGAGGTGCTTGGTGACCAGAAGCAGGCCTTATCGGTCTGGGGTACGGCCTACTCCTCCGACTTCGTGTCCTTCTTTGGCGACTGGATGTCCATGCCATCAGAATATGATTTGGATAGTAACGGGGAACCTAGGTATGATGATGTTATGTCATTTATCAAGCGAAAGAACTATTTCGCCGGCAATTTCATGGCCGATGAGGTTAAGGATATCAATAACACCCTTACTTCTTTGGGGGTTGATAATATCAATGATCTTAATGATATGATTGTATCTAATTTCCTCTCAGGCGGTGATATATTCATCAACAGATATAATCTTGAACGATCCGGGATGTATGACGCTGATGAGATTGATAATATCATGACCAACCGATCGGCGTATGAGCGGGTAAGGGATATGATGAGGAGGATTGTCGATTTTATGTCTGAGGGGAATCTTAATGAGAAGGATATGTATTTCCTGTCCTCCGAGTCAGGCCTTGGTGATGATTATATGGTATATGAGGATACATATGACTCGTTAGGGAAGAGAAGGGTCTTGAATCCAATAGAGGTAAGGGATACGATCATGAGGGCGGTAGGCGGTATCAGCGACCGCCGGGAGTTCGATCAGGCTTTCACCTCCATCCCCTACCCTTCCTTGGCACTCCGGTATCAGGAGGATCAGGATTACGCAGATCGGATGTATGACACGTATCGTAATATGACCCGTATGGAGGTTCGGAGTCAGGACGGAAATACGATTACCGACTCGTACTTCAATAGTACCACACCGTATATCAGTATGCCTAAGGATATGAAGGGTCTAAGGGATAAGGTTGGGGAGATAATCGATATGGATGATTTTAAGGACATCAAGGACGTTGCCGGACGTCTGCATGACATAGCCATGGATCTTGCCGACATGGGCGTGGATATAAGCGAGGCGATCAGCGATGAGATGGTTATATCCAGACCTGAGGATATCCGTGATCTTATGGCGTCGCTGGACGTCATGTTGTCTTCCATACAGGCCGGCAATTCGGTATACGATAGCTTTATCTCCGATCTTGATAGGATAACAGGAAAAGGGAACCCGATATACGAGGTTCAGGATACTTATTCTACTGGGGATAGGATGGTGTATGTAAGGTCCGGGAATACATCCCCTTCCGATATGTATGATAGGAGCATGTTGTATATTAGTAGGAATACGTACCATAACACGGCCCCGATAACCGACACCGATCAGGCCTATGAGATGTTGGCCGATATCGGGATAGAGCGACCCTCGTACTTACCGGCTGGCGTGGTTCCCGCCGGGGCTTCCCGTTCCGATATTGGCGTGGTCAAGGATAACATAAAGAAGCTAGTTATGTCCAACATCTCATCCTCGAATACAGAGAACATGATCCTTTCCAGATTGATATACCAGCATCCCGTAACCCCTAAGATGGATGATGTCGATATTGATCGGGAGTTCAGGAGATACGAGGCTAGGCAGGGAAAGGATCGGGATTTTATCAAATCCTGTACATCGTTGAGGAAGATCCAGATCAAGGAAAGGTTAAAAAAATCGGATTTATATAATAATGTCTTACGTTTCCTTGATTTTAATGGATTTTATAATGTATCTTTGAACCACCATGACAGAGGTACGTTAAAAAGCATGGAGATGTCGTTGCCGGAAGGTCAGGTAAGGGATATTCTGTTTGACGTGGCTATCGAGTCCGGTGACAGTAGCATGAGAAACCTTTTCTATCTGGATAGTCAGGACAGGATGATGGATGCCGGGTTTTACAGGTATCTGTACCAAAGGAATCCGGGCCTGCTCCGGGAGGTCAACGGCGGCGTCGAGGCGAGACCGGACGGTTCGTTCTTGGCTCGTGAGAGGTATGATGATTTCGTGTCATTCCAATCCGGCTTATATGAGAAGGTAGGTGAGACGGTTGATGGTGCGATATACAGGTTCGTTGATAATCTTATATACTCCGATCCATCATCATATCAAGAAAATATGGTACGAAGGATGGGTGACGTTACGGTAAGGAGTGACGATAACCGCCTGTCAAGGATAGAGGATGATCCCTCATCCAGCAAGATAGTTAATGAATACACTGCTAATACAAATAAGTTGATGCGAGATTTTTCGTGTAGTTAATCTCTCTTTGACGTAGTGAGACGTTTTCTTTCGAGCATTGAAACATTGAATTTATAGATTTGCGATGAATCCGGGTCGTAGTGATACGCTCCGGATTTTTTGTCTTGTATCGGTTCTTATTAATCCCATTTACAAGACATGACATACTTTGATGATGACACATATCACGATTTTAGGGCTGTTAATTTTTGAACTTTGTAACGCCCGCCATCAGGTGGGGTTATTATTAATTCAAAAATAAATAGACATGGGTACAAGTGGAGACAAAATCGTTTTGTTAGACGGTATGGGTTCCGGTAGTGGAAGCGCCACTAACGGTTTATTATCTATGATTCCGGGGATGTTCGCCAATTTAATAGGCGGAAATAAGATGGATCCGAACTTGGTAGCGGCTTTGATGAACGGTCGTAACAACCAAGACGGTTTCGGAGGGGCTAACGGTTGGTGGTTGTGGATCATCGTCCTGTTCTGGTTATGGGGCGGCCGTGGCTTTGGCAATGGTTTTGGCAATGGTAATGAGTGTTGCGCTAATGGTCTTCCCGCTCAATTGAATAACGACTATGGTCGTGAGTTGTTGATGCAGGCCATCCAAGGTAATAGAAGCGCTATCGATCAGATCGCTAACGCCTTGAACTGTACTACCACTCAATTGCAAAGCGCTATCTGTAACGTACAAGGCGCTATCGATAAGGTGGCTGGTCAGGTAGGTATGACCTCTCAGGCTGTTATTAACGCCGTACAGCAACAAGGTTGTGAGATCGGTAATCAAATTAGCTCTTGCTGCTGCAATTTGAGTTCTTTGATCAACCAAAGCACTTGCCAGACTCAGCAGATGATCAACAATCAAGGTTATGAGAATCGTCTTGAGACATTGAATCAGACTAACACGTTACAAAACACTATTAATCAAGGATTGACGAACAATCGTGAGCAAGCCACGAGTCGGTTCAATATCTTGAGCGCTAAGATTGATGCTCAAACAACCTTGATTAATGATAAATTCTGTCAATTGGAAATGCGTGAGATGCAGAATACGATCAATCAGTTGCGTGATGAAAGGTCGGCTTACCAAGCCTCCGCGTTGACTCAGCAACAGACTCAGAATTTGATCAACCAGTTGAGACCTACCCCTGTGCCGGCTTATCCTTCATGCTCTCCTTACCAGACTTATGGATGGGGTCAAGCATTTTATGGAGGTAATTACGGATGTGGGTGCAACAATGGATGCTGCAACAACGGAAACGCCGCTATTTAACTCTATAAAGGAAGGAGGCTATTATGGCTTGTGTTTCTAAAATAGGGTCTCTTTATGAGTTGGTCACGAAGAACGTGGTAGTGACTACTACCAACACCATCTTCGGCATCAACCCAAGGATATGGCTGTCCTTGCCATGCGAGGGCCTTCTGCTGCTGAAAATCCGGCAGGTGGTTCCGACAACAGGCGAGACATTGCCAGTACAGATAGCTGTCCCAGCGAATAGCACCGTATCCACGGTAGGTGATGACACATGCTGCCCGGTAACCGGCGTGGCTGTGGTGAACCCGATCAACGTGGCTGTGACCGGAGCGGCTATGGTTAACAACACCGAACGCCTTGTTTATTTCAATAAGGTAAGGGGTGTATTGAGGCTCATGGATTGCTGTGTGCCTACAACTTCCGCCTCGGCGTCGGAGACGACTGTTGATGAGGAATAGGTTAGATTGGATGTCTAATGGGAGGGTATTCCCTCCCGCTTAAAAATCGAGATATGTTTAGAGACTTAAAGAAAGGATTTCAAGTATATACGCTGGATACGTCCGATGTTCCGGTGTTCAGGATGGGGAATGTGGTTAACGTGTCCGAGCCTAGGTTCCAGCAACCCCAGATGGGTCAGATGGGGCAATATCAGCAACTACAGGATAGGGTGATAGACCTTACCGTGGAGATAAACGGGTCTTCCATGACCTATGTCGTACCGGAGAGCAGGGATGTCGCTATGTCCAATAACATAACTTTGGCCTGCTCGGTCGATCCGATCATGAACCAGCTTAACGCCGCTAAGAGAACCAGCTCCGATATTCTCGATAGTATCGATAAGCATAGGAGGACACTAGAGGCTTGTGATTCGATCCTTGAGGAAATCAATCCGGCTTTTAAGCAGACTAAGGATCAAGACCGGAAGATCAAGAATCTTGAGGAGAAAGTCGATAGGATGGGATCCTCTTTCGATGAGCTAAAAGAGTTGTTAATTAAAAAATTAGGTTAAGATGAGAGTTATAGATTTAGGCGGCGGTCACGAAGAGGACTACAATGACGAGATCTACGATCGTAGAGGCGGCCGTGGACGTAGCAGACGTTCGGATGGGACTTACATGGGTTATGGTGGTGGAATATACGACCACTATGGCAAGGAGCATGACGGCAGAATGGATGAGCTAGAACGCCGTGAGCGTGATCTTGAAAGACGCGAGAGGGAGCTGGAACGTGACGAGCGTGAGCTTGAGAAACGCGAGAGACTCCATGAACGTGAGGACGAGATGTATCGCAGGGGATGGTTCGGTGAGCGTGGCATCCGTGACGAGTTCGATGGTACCGAGCCGTATATGCGCAGGGGACGCAGGAGTCGTTACTACTGAGGAGCAGACGCCGATGACCCGGATTATAAGCGGTATATAGACACCCATGGATATCACTTTTCCAAGGAGCTGGCTAGGGAAGCCGCTGACAAGATGCTTAACGCCGACGGGTCCAAGAGAAGATGGACGATGGAGGACGCTAAGCAGATGTTCGATAAATGCGGGGCCAAGAAACCTGATAACGCCACTTGGGGAGATATCCAATATCTGTTCGCTATGTTCTATAGCGACTACTTTCCTAAGGTATTGGATTGCGACCAGAAAATAGTCAAGGCTGTCTTGGCTTATCTGGAAGACCCTGACGCCCCGGAAGGGACGGCGTTCGTAAGGTATCTGGCGGTGCGGTGCTTCGTCGGTGACACAATCAAATGGAGTGATATGATTTAGTTTGATACAACGTTGGAGAACCCTGTCGGCAATAGAATACCGATAGGGTTTCTTTTTGACCGTAGCTTTATTATGATTACATTTGTTCGAGGTAGATCTTTTGTTCATAGGAAGGGTGGGCGGGAATGAAAAAAGGCATCCTCACGGACACCCTTCCCCTTTGGTTGAAAATCACTTAAAACATTATGAGTTACTACACCGCAAATATAGATAATTAAATACAAACTGCAATGGGTAAGGGGTATTATTGGATAGAGCCAGTGGATCAGACGTTAAATGATTTCCAATTTTATAAGGCACGTATCGTAGGCGATCCTGAATATGACGAGAAACATCATCGTGTTATATTGAGGACTGATAAGTATTTCCCTGTCGGAAGTATCTTCCATGTCTTAAAAGACCCAGAGATGTTTGTTATAGAGAGGAAGTTTAAGACATGGGGGAATAAGTATGTCGTTAAGCCTTGTGAGGGTGAATGGGAATGGGAGTCTGTCCAGAAACTTAAAGACAAGGCTATTATATTCCGTAGCGGATTCCTGCACGGGGACGGCAGTTTCTGACACTTACCCGTATCTCCCCCCCTCGATTTCTTGGTATTTATGTATATAACTATATTTGAGCAAAAAATAAGTTTGATATGGGAGATTTTCAAGGTAAATACAATGGTAAGCAGATAGATCAGCTTTTGGATAAGGCTAATGATATTGATCTTACCAAATATGCTCTTAAGACGGATAATGCCCCTACCGCCACGAAATTACAGGCGGCTAGGACCATAGCGCTGTCCGGGGCTGTTACCGGTAGTGTCTCATCGGACTTCGGAGGCAACGTAACTATCTCCACGACATTGGCCAATTTTGATGCCTCTAAGATCGCATCCGGAACCATCAGCATAGATAGGTTACCTAAGGCGGCTTTGGAGAGATTGGTCGTGGTAGCTGATGATACGGCTAGATTCGCCCTTACCACCGCTACGGTTCAAAGCGGTGATACGGTAAAGGTCACGTCTACAGGTAAGATGTATCTGATAAAAGACGAGTCTAAATTGAACAGTGAGGATGGGTATGAGCCTTACACGGCCAGTCAGGCTTCCTCCGTGCCTTGGTCCGGGGTTACGGGCAAACCAAGTACCTTCACCCCTCCCACGTCCTCCGCTACCGTTCTTGGCGGTATTAAGGTAGGATATACGACTTCCGGGAAGAACTATAAGGTACAGCTGGATTCGTCCGGCAATGCTTACGTTAACGTTCCGTGGACGGATAATAACACAACGTATAATGAAGCCACGGCCGACACCTTAGGATTGGTTAAGATCGGCTATGCTTCTAATGGAAAGAACTACGCTGTGCTATTGGCTAATGGCAAGATGTACGTCAATGTCCCTTGGACTGACAGTAACACGACTTATACCCAAGCTACAAGCGATAATCTGGGTCTTGTTAAGATCGGGTATTCAGCTAACGGAAAGAATTACCCGGTAGCTCTTGACGGAAATGGTAAGATGTATGTGAATGTTCCGTGGACGGATACCAACACGACATACACCAATATGGGAGCCGCTTCTGCCTCAGCGGCGGGAAAGGCAGGTTTGGTCCCCGCACCTGCCGCCGGAGCGCAAGCCAAGTATCTTCGTGGTGATGGGACATGGCAAACTCCTCCTAACACCACATATAGTAACATGGGAGGAGCAACGTCCTCAGCCGCAGGATCGGCGGGATTGGTACCCGCTCCGGCCGCCGGCAAGCAAGCCTCCTTCCTTCGTGGCGATGGCACATGGGTGGTTCCGACAAATACCACATACGCCAAGGCCAATACCACAACCTTAGGATTGGTGATGATCGGATATGCTGAGAATGGTAAGAATTATCCGGTAGAGCTGGATAGTAGTGGTAAGATGTATGTCAACGTGCCTTGGACGGATACTAATACAACGTATGGTGTTGTAGGAGCTAACGGGTCCACGGGGTTGGTCAAGAACGGCAGTACCGTGACAAGCGCCTCTGGATATACGGCTTGTCCTATCGTGGGTGGTATCCCCTATTATAAGGATACGAATACTACCTACGCCAATATGAAGGCGGCTACGGCTTCTGCCGCCGGTGCTGCGGGATTAGTTCCGGCTCCCGCCGCTGGTAAGCAGACGTCCTTTCTTCGTGGTGACGGGACATGGGTCGTACCTACTAATACCACATACGGATTGGCCTCTACTACAGCTAACGGCTTGTTGAGACAGCTTAATGGCAGTACATCCAGTTTCATGCGTGGAGATGGCACTTGGGCTACACCTCCTAACACGACATACGCCGTAGCCAATGAGTCTACTAACGGTTTGATGGCGGCCGCCGATAAGAAGACCATGAACAGGCTTATAGGGGTTAATACGGTCACGACATTAGCTAACCTGCCTATTAGCAAGAGAAGTATCACGGCTACGTTATCAGCCGCTACCACCCTATCCGTGCAGTCAGGGATGCAGATAGGGGAGGAGCTGATGATCAGGTGCGTCCCGTCGGCGGCCTTCACGCAGGCTATACCCAACTCCGGGGCTTATGTAAGCATGAGTGGTACTTCTATAACCACTACGGCTAACAAGCCTTTCGAGATAAATATCTGGTGTTACGCTTCAGGTAAGTATAGTATCGCCGTTAAAGAACAAGATTAATGATATAAGATATGAGCTACGTATATATAAACAGGGAAATATATCCCAATCAATTAGTTCAGGGCGATCCGCTTGATGATAATTACGCCAAGGGCTATAGTTATGATGATTACATTAACGGGAATCCCGCCCCATGGATAGAGCTTGGGGAGGAGCAATTGGCGTTCAAGGAGGCTAATCCTAAAGCTACGGTTAAGGAGATTATCGAGGCTAAATTGGATGACTCAAGGCTTCTTAATGAGGAGAAATCGGCTAAGTATGAGGAGATCAGGACTTATGAGAATAATAATCTTCATGAGTTTTTCTTGGATGACCAAAATATCTATATCCCTGAATATGATAGGCGTAACGCTTTGGCTGATGGGGCTATAGCTGGTAAGATAACGATCATGGGTCTGAAGTTTGATATGACGGAAGGCAAGATCTTGATCGGGATGATGGATAAGTATGATAATGATCTGATGTCGGCGTTAGGAGCCAAACAGAGGGAAGTAAGCTTAGCCACTACCGTAGAGCAGGTGAGGGCTATTGACGCTCAGTCCGGCTATCCAGACAAGGTAAATATCACCATGACTTATGTCCGGCAACAGGCAAAGGAGAAAGATGTCTCCGATCCTCAGAAAGTGGCTGTCAGATTCTCCAGAATGGTGGTTAATAACAAGACTATATCTTTATCCCCTAATGAGAAACTGGATGTTAAGGTTCTATTCCCTATATGGGGACAAGAAGGGGCGGAGTTCGGGTTGTCGGTGGATGCCGGATTCTGTCTCAGGGTGGTGAAGGACGATACGGATATCCTTTATGAGGTTATTCAACAACATACATTATCAAAGGAATGGGAACCCGGATTAAATACGGCTTCTTTATACAAGGTCATTGATAAGGAGCATGCCGGGACCATAGGGGATCCTATCCCGTATTTCCCTCCAATGGAGATATTCAAGGATAAGTATTATATCCAGAACGCTGATGTATATAAGTGTACTAGGGATAGCGGAACTCCTCTTAGTCATAATCTAAAGGACTTAGTAGGGTTGTATGTTGAGGTTGTACAGGGCTAGTCGTATCTACCCCCCCCCTATATTTGGCTTGTGATATGATACAAGTTATTTTTGGCATAATAAAATGACATTTGTAAATATATTTAAGTATGGCATCACAAAAATTTGGTTTCGTAACCGTCGACCCGGTATCAGGATCAGGAGATCAGGCGGTTAATTTCTCCGGTGAGAAACACACCGGTCGTCTTCAACGCACTATCAACCTTACGGTCACCACGAACGGCGGGGCTAAGAAGGCGTTGGTAGTCAATCAGGCAGCGGCTGCTGAAGTGGTAAAATCAGACAGCCCTAACGCTTCCGTGCAAAAGACAGGCGGTAATGTTACCATCACCGGTAAGTCTAACAGTACTAAGCTTACGTTCGCGGTCACGCCGGCTGAGGAGAACGGGCTTACGTTGCAGCTCCCGGCTAACTACACGGCGGCCGGAAAGACTACGGTTAATGGAGCGGTTATCGCGGACGACCCCGGAGCCGCTGGCGAGTTCGTTTGGAGCATCACGATCTCGGATGTACCGGCCAACGTCACGATCGAGGAACTGACAGCTACATTGAAGGTAACTGCCGCTGGTGGCCAGATAGCCAACGTGACGGTAACGCAAGCCGCTGGAGACTCTACTATCGAGCTTGACAAGGAGACTATTAACTTGGATGTAAATGGTACTCAACAGACGGTTAACGTAACATCTAATGACAGCTGGACATGGGCGCAAGCTGCGGCTAGAACCGTATTGAGAATGATGGGACGATAATCAGTTTCTTTTCTCTTACTCAGACCCCGATCGACTAAAGCCGGTTGGGGTTTATTTGTTTTGCTATCTTTGCAATAGAACAAAAATAATACAACTATGGCTAATGATTTGAATATTAATTGGAAGGACGGGGTAGGCGAGGTAACGGACCAGCCTCTGACCGTCAGTCCGGGGTCCGGGGCCGGAAGCGCCCCCGTTTCCTTTGGCTCGGTGATGAACAACGGTCTTGATCGGACTCTTGAGCTGGAGATAACAACTCCAAAAGGTATTAAGAAGACGCTCACGGTGAATCAGGAGGGATGCCGGCAGGCTTATATTACGAGTGACGGCAAACGATGGCTGACTAGCGACAATCGGGTGTATGGGGTTTTGAAAAGCGATGCTCCGTGCGAATGCATAGGTGATTGTCCTTGATATTTTGTTTTTACGAATTTTGTAATTACATTTGTGGCGCATGTCCATCACCATGCTTTTCGTCGCTAATTTATTATAAGGGATACCGGTCTGTGATGGGATCGGCATCCCTCTGTTATGTTTTGACTCATACGATCTACATGATGTGGCTGACACTAAGGTAATGAGTGAGTTCCTGCACCGAGAGGGTGGTCGTTATTGGACTACGATAGATGGCGTAAGGCAGTTGTATCGTAGGATTGAGTGTAAGATGTGTTTTGAGGTTATAGAAAAATTAAAGGGATTATGAGAGAAAAGAAATTTGATTTCGTGATATATCCGTTGGATTTGATTATCACGGTTGGATTAGATTATAAGACGTTGTGTGATCGTTTCGAGAATATGGAACCTGAACACGAGGGGAAATGGGGAGATGAAGATGATATGGATAAGGAGGCGTCTTTCGTGAATTTGGTAAGGGATAGGGACGATGATGATAAATTTGCCATACTTTGGAATTTTTCGAGCGACGATGATTTAATAATGAGAAATATATGTCACGAGTCATTCCATATAGCAATGAGCGTATGCCAATTTTGCAACATGTCTCTTGGATTTAAGGTTGGAGAGGATGAACACGCAGCGTATATAGCCGGATTCGCTGGTGATTGCGTTAGTGAGTTCATCAATAGCAAGAATACGGATTAAGTCATAAATTCTATAAGGAATATAAGAATATCAGCCTCCGCTTATTTGTGGGGGCTTTTTGTTTATCTTTGTCAAAAACATGAAGTTATGTCGAGTTGCGTAATTAAAAGGAATAAGGAGGGTAAGATAACCCGTGTCTTGACCCCTTCCGGCGAGGTATCCACCTTGTTCGATAAGATAGCGGGTATAGCCGCCGTAAGTGATCTTGATAAGGCCGCTGAGGCTTATATGACTATTTATAACGATAAGTTCAGATCCAAGTTCGGAGACTGGACGAGATCCGTGCCAAGGAATAAGGAGGCGGCCAGATCCATAAGCGCCAGACTTAGCTCCAGCGAGTGGGGGCAACTTATGTCAGCCAAGGTCCTGCCCGCCATAAGCGATATGGATGCCCCGGCGTTGGCCAGAAGTCTCGGGAATAGCGACAATGTCGTGGCTTATCTTACCTCCGGAGAGGTAGGTGATGTCAATGATATGGTGGTGGTAGATACGTCCACGGTACAGGGGGTGGATCTGGATTCCATAAACGAGGATAATATTGGCGATACGATACTGAAAGAGGCGTCATGGGATGATATAAGGGCTATCAGGGAGAATATAGATATTAAGGAGACAGCCCGTATGCTATGGAAGGCCGTGGAAAGCGCTTTTACCGGGCAACGACCTAATATTAGGGTGAAGGGTGGAAATATAGATGGTGAGATTATATTCTCCGGCAATGTCTTGCCTTTAAATGATATTGAGAATTATACTCCTCCATCTTCAAGATTGGTATATGATTCCGGTGAGCCTCGCCTGTTCTTTAGATCGGATGACGGCAAGATACACGACTCTTACGCCAACGCCATAAAAGGCTCGTCCGGCGGGCGGATCGAGGCCGGGTTCTTGGCCGGCAGTGTCGAGGAGAGCGACGTCCCGTCCGGTACGGCTGACATCTCCTTTGGCTCGTCCTCCATAGCCCTTAACAACAGTGATTCGTTCATCCCGGTCCTTGGCATCAGCTCAGATTCTAATATAAGTACCCGTGGAGGGTTTGTCAATTACCTTATCAAGAAAGGTCTGTTGAGCGGGGAGCGTATAAGGTTAGGGGATAGGTATTATCTTATAGGGGCCGGCAACTCTGATGGTCTTAAGATCTATAACGCTATGGACGCCTTGTCTAGACTAAGGAACAGGTTTGGTAGTATGTCTTCTGAGATGAACGTATTAGGCTCCATCGGTTTTGATACGGAGGTAAATAACGATCTTGATCTTATCACGACATCAGGGGAGAAGGTTACGGTAAGCAGATCGGAGATAAAGGGCATGTTAAGGCAAGGTAAGTTTGAGGAGCTTAATAATAAGTATGATGGGTTCATGGAGCTAGCCTTGTCGTTGATGATGGAGGATAACGCCTTGTACGGAAGTAATGTCCGTGGGGTTATTGAGAATGAGAAGGCGGAGGATCTTCAGAACAGGACTGATATCACCAACATCTTATCCACGTTAGGTATCCGTGTGATGGGTATGTCCGAATATATGGATAAGTATAAGATGCGTAATGGTGTCGAGCCTTCGGCTAGGGCCTTATCCGATATGGCTAATGGGGTTATTGCCCTGGCTGAGGGAGCTACGGTAGAGGATCTTAATGAGGAGGTGGCTCACTTCTTGATCGATACTTATCGTAATCAGCAGGAGATTGACGAGGTTCTGGACTCTGTTGTCGACACGCCATTATGGAATCAATTCGCCGGTCGTTACTATGAGGTGTATGGGAAGGAATACCAAGGGGAGGAACTGGATCGGATGGTGAAGCGGGAGATCCTAGGTAAGACGTTGGCCCAGCGGTTCGTACCGGGCATGGAACAGGCGGTGGAGGATCTGGCCTCGTCCGAGGACGCCCAGCTCTCCTTGTTTGGCAGGATAATCCGGGCTATAAGGAATTTCTTCTCTACCCAAAGATCAGACTTGAATAAGGTTCTTGATAGGATAAAGGAGTCGGCGTTAGCTGATGATCCAAGCGCATTTGACGTGCTTCTGTTAAAGGATAGCGACCATCTTATGTACTCATTATCGGATGTTGATGTGGCTAATAAGCTGATCAAGAACGGTAGGTCATTGGAAAGACTATATACCAGATTGCAGAGGATGAGGTCAAGCCAAAGCCAGAGGATCGGTGAGAGTATCTCCCTTCTACGTGATATAGGCGAGAAGGTAAGACAAGTCGGGGGTGAGCTAAATAAGAATAACAACCTATTATCCACCAAGAGCGTCATAGCGACCGCCAAGGCTGAGGTGGAGTATTTGGTCACTGTCGCCAGTAGCCTACGTAAGAGCGGAAAAGGATTGGATTATGAGACGATACAGGTTATCGATAACGTATATGGGGAGATAGTTCCTCTGATCAGGAACCTTCGTGGATTCGTCAATAATCAGGCGGCTGATTATTATGGCAGCAATAAGGTTGGTATGGTAGAGGATATGGATGATATATTACGTATGGCTGAGACATCCATGTCTGATATAAATGCTCTTCGAAGTGATCGTAATGAGGATTGGCTGGATGGACAGCTCAGGATGTTTAATATCCCGGAAAGATATTGGAATGGGATAAAGAAGTTGATAAATAACATCCATAAGGATATCAATGTCATGTCCCGGTTCTTTGGTACGCTGGAGCATAGTGGTAACGCTATTTTAGGTATGTTAGGCCAACGTCTAGCCAAGGCCCATAATGAAGCCCATACCGAGGGTATATCCAATATCAATAAGATGACTAGGATGATGAAAGAGCGTGGATGGGGGATAAAGGATAATGAGGATCTTATACAGAAGATAAATGGGAAGAACTCGGATTACCTTGACTCGTCCCGTGATTTCGCCAAATACGATTTACTATACAGGACCGAGCAGGCTAAGGCTATTATCGATATATATGATCTTAAGAATGTCATGGGTAAGACCGAGAAACAACTTATCGATCTTCTTCTATCCGATAGAGGTCTTAAGGTGAAGACCCGTGACGACATAGTAGGATATGACGGGGATAAGCCTATCACTAAGGAGGTATATCATGTATTCAAACCTACCATCCAGAATTTCGATATCTCGGACATGACGTTCGAGGATCAGCAACGATATCTCGACGCGATAAATAGGTGGTTGGATGAGAACCGAGAGAAACCTATGGTGCAGGCTTATTACGATAAGATCGAGAAAGTTAATAAGAAGGTCGAGGAAAGACTGGGTCGTAGGGTATCGCAAGCTACGTCCGATTTCATGACCCGTATCCGCAGGAGCCGGTATGTGGCTATGGATAAGTTCGTGAGGAACGGGAAGGTCGATTGGAAGGCGTTTCAATCCGATCCTATAGCTTGGAGATCTTATCTGGATATTTTACGTGACAGGGCTATAGCCAAGAGCGAGTGGTATTCCGATGGGACACCAAAGGAAGAGGGATCCGAGGCTCTGATGATGTCCGAGGAGATCAAGGCATGGGACGAGGCGTGGGCCGAGGAGTTCGGGAATACCAACGAGGGTCGTAAGGCTTCCGCCGAGTTCAAGGAGATACTTCGTGGGATAGAGCGGTCCGAGGGCGGCAAGGCTGCGTTTGAGTTCCTGCTAGCTGGCGGTCATCTTGGTTTCTCCAAGGATATGTGGGGATCCGAGGAGGGTGATTATTACGAGAATCTTGTTGATAAGATCACGGAGCAATCTGTATCATCATCAAGGATAGAGAAGGTAGAGGAGGCGATGGCGACAATAAACGAGATCAATGACCAGCTAAGGCCTTTGCTTATCCAGTACCGGGATAGCACTAGATACGGGGAATATGATTTCGATAGGCTGCGCGGGTCGGCGTCGCTAAGGAAGATAAACGAGTTGTATGATCGTCTGGCAGAAGCTAAGAGCGTCATTAATGCCGCCGCTTCCGCTGAGGCTATTGAGATGGATATGCCTGATACGGTGGAGAGTGGAGTCACGGATTCCTACCGTAACGCTCTAAGGGACGCCATGGCGTACGACAATGGCATGGATGAAATTAAATTCGCCAAGGAGCATATGTCCGCCCGCTCCCGCAGCCAAGTGGAGCGGATGACCTCCAAGCTATCCCGGAAGAACCCGTCATGGACAACCGTGGAGGTGGCGTTCTTTAGAAAGAAGTACGGTCCTGACTTCAACAATAAGCTGGCTAATGATATAGCTATGGGTAAGGCTAATAGTATACTTATCGAGTACGCCAGAACTCGGCTATATCCTTATATGAGAAAATACTCTCCCAAGGGGTATTCTGGCTTTGTCAGGAAGATAAATAACGGTACGTATAAGGTATCCGAGTTCTTTGATGCCATGGAAAATGGTATATCAAAGGAAGAGAGCGTATCCCGTTTCGGGTTCGATATTAATATGATTGACTTATCGATCAATAACCAGTGGCTAGAAGAGGCCGATGCCGAGAGTTCTTTCCGTAATCCTAATTATAATCCCGATCTGGGTTATGGATATCATACGCCTAGGTTCGATAAGTACAAGAACGAGGCTTTTTTCAAGAAATACGGTATTACCAACGAGGGGGAGGAAGCTACGATCAATAAGGATAAGTGGGAGATGAGGAAGGAGCTGCTTAACATAAGCCGTAAGGCTATGGAGGACTATGATGAGCGGTTCAGGAACATCTACCAGATACCACAAATATCCAAGGGCGGCGTGGAGAGGATGGTGCAGGCCGGGGTTGACCCGAAGGCGGCTATCGGCAACGCCGTACGTGATATCGTTGGCGAGAGGGTGGATGATCCTATACATGGTCAGGGACAAGACCTAGGAGGGCTTGACGAGAACGATAACAAATATCGTATGATCCCAAAATACTATCTTAGTAAGCTGGAGAACGCCAACGACGTGTCCCATGACTTCGCCTACTCCTATTCCATGTTATCCTTACAAGCGACCGCTTACAAGTATAAGAGGGCGGCCTTGGATGATGTCATGGGATACAGGAACATGATGCTTGAGACACAATACGACGGCGGTAAGAACCCAGAGGCGACGCATGCCTATAGGATGTTCCAAGATTGGGTTAACGCCAGTATCTATGACGTCAGGATAAACAATAAGCGGGCTGAATGGAATATAGGTAATTATAAGGTCGATCTTAATAAGCTGGCTCTTATGTTTACCAAATTCGTATCCAAATCCAACCTAGGCTTCTCCCCGTTCGTGGCGGCTACCGGCGCCCTTACCGGGCAGGCCAACTTCCTTTTGGAGGGTATGGTGGGGCAGTATATAAGCAAGGATTCCATGAAATACGCCTATGGGGAAGCCCGGAAGCAGTTGAGTACGTACGTGTCTGAGATCGGGGACATAAACCGTACCAACAAGCTATATGTCGTTGGAGAAGCTCTAGGCGTGTTTAATGTCCGCAACCGTGTACGATCCGCGGCGTATAACAAGATCTGGAGAACCTTATTCCGGGACCTGCCGTTTAAGATGATGGAGGTTCTTAACTCCCCGTTGGATCCGCAGGTCATTATCTCGGTCATGGATGATACCCGCCTATACGAGGGTCAGTTTTGGTCATACTCCAATTTCAAGGAGATGATGATGAAAGACAGAAATATGTCCGCTAACGAGGCTAAACGCGATTGGGAGCGTTTAAGGGATTATTCTATGTGGAACATGGTAGATGTCAAGGACGGAAAGATCGTGGCTAAGAACGAGGCTAACAAGGATATTATAGACCGATATATACCCACCTTGTCCAGTAGGGTAAGGAGTATGGTGCAGATCTGTGACGGCGCCTTGAACGAGCAGAACCGGGTGGGGGCTAGCCGGAACGCTATCCTTAATATGGTGCTGCCTCACCGTGGATGGTTTATATTGGCCGTACAGCGGGCGTATAAGAAAGCCGGTTTCAATTTCCAGACCAACCAGTTCGAGGAGGGATATATGAGAACGTTATGGAGATTGGCCGGGAACGTCTATGGTTCGATGTCGGAGGGCAGGATGGGAGAGGCATATGACGTGCTTAAGGAAGAGTATGATAAGCTTACCCCCTACGAGCAGATCAATATCAAGAGATCGATTATCAATATGGCGGTATTCGCCACGATGATGGCTATAGGACGGGCTTTGATGGGATATAGGGAGGATAATGAGGATAGCTGGTTCGGACAGTTCATTACCTATATCGGGTTCAGGACGATCAACGAGATCGCTTCCCAGACATCCCCGTTCATGGAGCTTAACGCCATAGACATGCTGCAAGATCCGCTGGTCACCGCCCGGAAGTTAGGCGACCTCACCGATCCTCGAAACTGGGATCCGTTCGCTACTGTCCAGACCGGCGTATATAAGGGCGAGAGCAAACTATGGAGGCAGCTCATGAAGTTCTCGTTTGGTAAGCAATGGTATAATATCAAGACGGCTAGGGATATTAAGCAGACATCCGACTACTGGTTGATGACCAACGGCATGACGATGGGATTCTTTCTAGGTGGTAGGAATAAGGATGAGTCCGGAGAGGACGCTAATTGGTATTTTGACAGGGGAAGATAACTGATATGGTATGACAAAAAAAAATAGCCGGTCAATTGTTTAAGACAATTTGATTGGCTATTTTTGTATTCCCATCTATCCATCCCGGACGGATGGGAATAGGTAATTATTTTATGAATACAAATGTAGATCTTTTTCATGATTCCACGAACAATAGTAATGGAATTTTGACGTCCGAATCCAACGAAATGGATTTAAATACATTAATACCGGTAGTAGATAATAATAATCATAAGGTTGTAGACGCCAGGCTTCTTCATGCGTTTCTTCAAATAAGAAGAGATTTTACATCATGGATAAAAGATCGTATATCAAAATACGGTTTTATTGAAAATCAGGACTTTGTATTGATAAAATATGATTATTTAGGTAACTTACTGAATGACAGACTCCCCCATTTTGGTGAGTCTGATACTCAGGTAGTTGCAAAGACTGATTACCTGCTATTGATGGATATGGCCAAAGAGCTATGTATGGTAGAGAATAATGATAAAGGGAAGAAAGCTAGAAGGTATTTTATCGAGAAAGAAAAAGAATTAAAGAAGTTGGAAAAGTCGAATAATGATCAAGTAAGTCATTTGCGTATTCCCGACTTTTCCAATCCAGCGGAAGCTGCAAGGGCATGGGCTGATGAGTATGAGGCCAAGGTGAAGGCCGAGAAGGAAGCTATGTTGGCACTAGAAGCCAAGAACAAGGTCGAGGAGGAAAAGAAGATTGTCCAAGCCGAATTAAATACGGCTATAGATACGATAAAGGAGAATGAACCGGTAATTGATATGTTTAAAAGGTCTATTCCAAGAGAAGGTGTCCTTATCCGTGAATCATCAAAATATTTTGAGCAATTTGGCTATTATATCGGGATTAAGAACATGTATCCGTTATTACAGGAATTAAAATATGTTTTTAGGAATGAGAGAGGTAGGATAGAAGCATATCAGTCCGCTCGTAATTATGGATTAGTTACATATGGGTCTGATCCCGGTGATGAATACTGGGAGGCTAAAGCCATGACCGTCATGATAACATTGAAAGGATTTGTTAAGCTAGAGGAGTTGTCAAGGAAGAAAAGAGATGTTTTTAAGAGATATGGACATTTCTATGATAATGTATGAGTATTGTAAGGATAGAGGCTTATAACCTCTATCCTTATTTATATACTACTCGTCCCATTGCTCCTAATAGCTCTTTATCATCCTGCTCCTTTACCTCTACATAATAATATCCCTTGAAACAAAATTTCTTTTGATCGGGATCTGACAAGAACTTTTTATATTCCTCGAATCCTTCATCTGAAAGATGATAAGCCTTTCTTTTTTGCTGAAGTAATTCATCTGATTCTAATATCTGTTTTTTAGTAGCCATAATAACGTCATTTTTTTTTATTTTAAGATTTTTAGACGATGAGGTATTCTACCTACTCCACAAAGTTCCCCATTTTCTGATTTGACAATTTTTACTCCATCAATAGAATGATAGATGTTTTTTGTAGGATCATTCAAAAAATCTTTAAAACTTTCCAGTTCTTCATCTAATAAGAAAAATTCTTTCTTGCAAAGTTCAATGTCCATATAATGATTTTTTAAGGTTGTTATATATCTTGTAATAAATACTCTTCTATTTTCTTAGCCATATCAATAAGCATCTCACATCTGAGGTCGTTAAACTCCCTACAAAATCTCATCTCCTCCTCATGCTTTTCCTCCGGCGATCTGTTATCACTTACGCTATAGCATGATGATGAGTATACTGGGATGGGTCTCATGGCCTCTATTGCTAATTTGATAGCCTTTTCTTTGATATCGCTCATACTATTTTCTTTTTGTTCCCAGATCATGCCGCTATGAAGGCAATTAGGATCATCAGCATGATTTATTAAACAAATCCCTTTGTCGTAAAAACAACATCCCGTACAACTCTCTTCTTCTATCTCAGGGATAGCTATGTATTCTTTTCCTTTATATATTTTAACTTCTCCTTTTCTTATCTTATTCATCTTATTAGATTTTTATATCCTACATGTTTCAACTGCTCTTCGGTAGCTTTCTCCTTCGGGAACTTCCCGTGCCATTTACCGGGCACCACGACATCACGGCCGTCGGGACTGGTAGCCAGCCTCCCGCATTCGCTGCACAGCCCCATGCCCTTGTACGGCTGTAGTTCCTTGGCATAGTCGAATTTATCCACCATATACTCGTTTGTCAACATCCAATAACTAGACGTAGCGGTATTATCAACGCAACCGCATTTAGCGCATACAAATAAGCTCATATTTTAGTATCGTTAAATGTCGTTATCCTTATCATCGTCAACCCTCTCCACCTTAATCATCCCCATATCGCCTGAAGGTAACGTAATATCGCTATACACGTTATTCCAGTTCTCGTCAATAGCCAATTGATGCAGTATTGATCTATATATCTGGTAGGTGTTTCCGATAAGTCTCTTTCTATTGATCATATCTTTACTACCTCCATCATACCCTATATGTTCATAGTCTTCGAGATCCGGGAACAGCCTTCTTCTTATAGCCATCGAGTTGTTTACTATAAAGCTTCTTATCCCCAGCGACTCCGTCCTGTCCATATCATCTATCAAAGTTTCCGTGGTATGCTGAAGACCCATGTCTCCGGCTGCGTATCTGCTTATGTCTTCCACGCACCGGGATATCAGCATCAGTTGTTCCCTTGTCAACGTTATTTTATAAAGTTGTTTATTATCCATGATTATCTGATATTAATTTTTCTTTTATATGTTTAGATATATCAATTATCTCATCTTTTATATTGCAGTCATCTTTTAATAATGAGCCAAATATACATGATATGGCGCTCTTTAGGCCTAGCGCTATCCCTATCTCCAATATTTTTTTATCGGTATTAGAGATTTCTATAGGTTCATATAATATTGATGATATGTTGTTAACGACGTATATTATATCATCTTCATTCATTGATGTAGATTTATCGACAATAGCTATAAAATCTTTTATAACCATAATATAAGCTATTTTTATCTCTTTTATCGTATCATTGCTTAGATGCTTATCCTTTATATGTCTTTCAACATACCGGTTTGCTAAATTTTCTATTTTGTTTGATCTGTTCATTTGCATAATATTTCATTTTTTATAGCCGTAAATATGTATTCTTTGTTACAATCCCAACATTTTATCAATTTTTTTCGATCCATACTTTCCATCTTTGTAGAAAAAACAGCCCATGCATGGCTCCTTATGGTCGTAACTTGATACTACAAGCAGCCTCATACCATTCTCGCACATCACATCGCCTTGTTTCATTTTGCCTACTTTATTAATTTAGCTATCAGTATAGTAAAATTTGATATTATCCATATTACGGATATCCAAAATGTTACACCTAACATGATTCCTATATTTTTAGGTATAGGATCTACTCTCCTGAATGTCAGGATCATGAATATAAATGTCTTGAAGTTCATACGTTTTACTATCCTCATTGTTGTTTATGATAATTATATCTTTCTATATAGTTAACTATCAAGTCCTTAACTCCTTTTGGGACATCTACCAGTTTGAGATTACCTTGGAATATGTCCTTGCCGTACTCATCCATAATCTCCCCGAATGAAGGATTCATGACTCTTGTTGACATAGATATCGGTTGATCAGTGTCAAATTTGATAACGATCTTCTTTCCGCCGTTTATCGCCTTTTTAAAAGCCACGTAAAGCTTTCGGCCTTTTATTATATCACAATTTCCTTTCAGGATATTAGACATATGTATGACATGCTCTTTCTTCGCATCTCCGGGGTTGTCCATAAGCTTAAGATCTCCTCCGGTATCTCTCCATTTCCTGAAGCACGGGAAACATAGACCGTGATTTGCCTTGGCGTGTCTAGGTATCATCCTGCTGCTGCCGGCTGGGATCGTATCGCCACAGCAGATACACGTCCTATCCTTATTGGTGCGCATCGGCACATAGCTCTTTATCGGGTATTCTTTTCTTTTATACATCTTCTTCTGTTTTCAAAATTATCATCACCATACTCATAATTAGGACAAGCTTTGTTGCTTGGACGCCTTACGTATGTTGTTTGTTTCCTATTATGTTTCCTGTTAGGGTTTGTATAATGGTCACACACCTGCCAAATAGAACAACATACCTTGCCATATCTTTTCGCCCACTCCTGATCATGTAGATGTATACAAGTGGCGCAAGTCGGATTCTTAAGCTTATCCTTGTTATCATCTATGATCTTATTAACCCGATCAAGAATAACGGACATATGCTCAGCATACATAACATCGAATACATCCGGCTTCGGAAGATATGTCATCGAGCTTATATCTATATCTATTTCCTTGGATTTGTCATAAACGGATTTGTATTTCCTTTTCATCAAATCCTTTAATTGATTTACCTTCTTATCGTAAGTCCCCATATTTCACTCAGTTTTCCATCCCTGTTCCCTTAATAAATTCACCATCATCTCCTTTATCTTAGGGCTAATGGCTTCGGTAAGTATATCAGCGGCCAAGTTAATAGAGAAGCTGGTCATCCTAGATTCTCCTATATACTTCTCGCTGGTAACTTCTTTGACATAGTCGTGAATATCCTTGATCATTTCATTTTGAGATCTTAGGAGATCCAGTATCTTATCGAGTTTATCATTCATCTTTTTTCTCGAATATACCTGACAATAACCAGAAGACCACTATCAAAAAGAAAAATAGCCCAAGAGCCTCATCCGGATAATCATGCATCGCCTCTAAGATACTTCTCATAACTTAACATCCATTTTACCGATTATACGATAGAAAATATCCCTAGTCAGCTCAATATCGTAAGTAGCGTCATGAAGCTTATTCTCGTCGATCTCAATACCCATAGTCCTGGCTACGGTCATCAACTTAAAGTTCTCCATATCGTTTCTTACACCCATCAGGAACGGTGTCACCATAACATATACATTCATACAGTTAGGATAAAACCATGATCCGAAATACTTATCCCCACATTGGGTAAATAAAGCCCGTAGGAAGTTGTTGTCGAATCCAGCGTTGTTATACCCCACCAAATACATTTTATCCCTCTTATCGAACTTATTCACGTATTTGGATAATATACCAACTAACTGCCTGTACCCTTCTTCCATAGGCTGATACGACTGCACTTGCTCCAAGGTAACACCAGCCACATCTAGCGCCTCTTGCTCTATCGTGGCGGCAGGGTTCGGGGCTAGGCGGATGTCGAACCTCTCGACCTCCTGCCCGTCGATATCCACGATCCCTCCTATTTGGTGTATCCCGTTTCTCCAGAACTTAACACCGGTTGTCTCTAAATCGAAAAATAGCAATTTGCTCATATCTATTGATTTTTTAAATGTTCCTTAATCTTCTCCAATGCCTCATAAGACAGATAGCTGTCTATAGTATTATCGCTATCTATTTCCAGCAACTCATTAAACAAGTCTTTAGCCAATGCTTTCCACTGCTCTCCCCAATCACGGAGATTCTCGACCTTTGACTGTATGTCTTCGAAATAAGAATCTACGTCTGATTTGATTGATTTTGAATAATATTTAACATCCTTCTCATCCCCATCCATGATATAATCACATTGTGTCTCGATATCTTTTATATGACTATCTATATCACTACACATATAATCAACAGGTCTACGTATATTGAATATAGCTTCTGACGTAAGACCGGTTATATCTTGTATGTCTTTTAAATTACCCATGATTTAATCAATTAAATACCAACCATCCACCTGCAAATCCCATCCCAAAAACGAATAAGATTATAGATGTAAATAATATCCAATCTTTTGCGCTTAGCTCATTATTATCTCTCTTTATTTTCTCAAGATAATCATATATAGCTGTATAAACAGCATGGTGAATATTCTCGTCTCTAGCCCTTACGATATTATCATATTCATTATATCCTAGATTATGGGTGGAGCTTTCGATCCTCATATTCCCCGTAACCTTTTTATTTACATCGAAATCGAAACTAACCACTATATCGGTGGTTAGAGCGTTGGCGATTCTGCTTTTTATCTCATCATTACTGAGATTAGCATCGTGCACTAATCGCTCATAGTCTTTATCGTCAAGAATTATCTGTTTTTTAATGTTCATATCCCTAATATTTCTGCTACATAAACAAATCCATAACATATATAATTATCAGCGTCATGCTCACCCCAATTCACATGCCATACGACGGCGCACGGGAAATATAACGGCATGTCCTCAGCCATAGGATCCTCTTTGAGGTCATCGATGTTTATCTTCTCCCTCCACCTCCACAGGTCTTGGATATCGTTCAAAATTAATTTCTCCATAACTATGACGGATGTTAGATGTTAGTAATTCAATAGCTAAGCTGATCATAGCTCCCGCTTCAGTAAGTTGATTCATTTGGGCGTACATTCTATGCTCTGCACTACGATAAGTCTCTCTACTACTTATGGTGTCTAGTAAATCATCTATAGCCTTTCTAAGAAGATCGGTTGTCCCTCCTTCTCCCATACCCTTGAAATAATAAATATCACGACCAGCGTAAAACATGTCCTGATATCTTTTAGCTACGTACTCTATTCCGGATAGATGGTATTTCTCGTTGTCTATCTCCACCTCTCCTTCTTCTATAGCTCTCAACAACTTCCAATCTATCTTTACATCAGCTTGACGATTTTTTACCTTTACATAAGCATATCCGCCATAATGAGAACCCAGCGTCCTCATCGTAAGTTCATTGACTTTTTGTTTGTCTCCATCCATAATAATCTGGTTTTTAATGTTGATACAAATATATGATTTAAACAAAAATAAAAGCATGAATAATATTAAAATAATATTAATCATGCTTAAATATAAATATATCCCTTCTAGTTCTCACGGATATACGTATTCGTACTCATCTGGAGGAGATGTCTTATATTCAACATCGCACTCCATATTGGTGTAATAGTTATCCTCTTTTCTGTATACTAACGCTACCCAACAGTCATATTTTTTGCTGTATCCTATAAGAGGGACATTAGCCATAGGCGGATTATCCTCCGTTTTGTATCTTATTCTTGTTACTTGTTTCATGTTTTCATGGATATAAATACTCGTATTCTTCCGGTGGATATGTTTCAAATTCAGCATCATACTTCATGCAGGTGTAGTACTTATCCCCTCTCCTGTACATTACTTCCCACGGACAACTATATTTTTTGTTGTATCCTAAAAGAGGAACCCCTTCTATAGGAGGCTTATCTTTCGTTTTGTACCTTAATTTTGTTATTTGCTTTATGTTCATATAATCTTATGTTTAAGTAATTCCATCATCATCGAAAACAATGTGTCTACAAGAAGTTTCTCGCTACTCCAATACATAGGAATCTCATCTATATCTCTATACGTTACAGACCATGCATGTTTTAGCTTATAACATTCTAATGTACAACCCTCTATCTCATATGGGAGTAAATTCAGTAACGTCCCTACATCCCAAACAGGGTTGGATATATCCGGGGTAACGGCCTCGATCAGTCCTATACGACCAGCGTCATCCTCCATAGAATGTAATTGATCCAGATACTTGTCTCTGAAACCGCTGGCGGTGGAGATAGGGAGGCCGGCCTCGACCAGCACCCTCCCCTGTTCTTTTGTGGTGAATATTCTTTCCTTCATAATTTCATTTTCCTTTCTACCGTAACGATCGTATCATTATGCCATCCCCCATGAGCCACGAGAAGAATCTCCTGCTGCTCGAAGCCAAGCCCGGTCCCTATACCGCCGGAGTTCCACGCGCAGGTAATGACCACCCCTCCTTTCTTGGTGATCCTAGCTATCTCCTTCTTCTGCTTAGCCCAATAACTAGATTGCGTTGTTTGCATATTAACAGCACCTCCAAGTCTTTTATACGATTCAGATACCTGTCTCGCAGAATATGGTGGATCATATAATACCATATCAGCTATATTATCATCAAGATGACACAAGAAGTCCGTGGCATCTTTATGATATATAGCCTTAGTCTCAGGGTCAAGATCGTTGGTGATCGTCCCTATATCGCTGTTTCTGGCGAACGGATCCACTATAACCATCCCCTCTTCTCGATATTTGTCTATAAGTTCCCTTATCGGTCTTATGCTGAATGTCTCTTTATTCGGCATTGACCATTTTTTAGTAATTATCATGATCTATGAAGTTTATCCCATTCTTCTTTATCTACTCTTTTACCTTGTATATAAAACAACTGTATTGACCCATCATGAGTGTAAATTGCTTTAGACTTATCATTTTTTAATCTATCGAAAACATTACCAAACCTCTGTGATAATTTCATAGATTGATATTTTTCAAGAAAGTTATATTCTTGATCTGATAAATTTAATTCCTGTTTAATCATTTCCCTGCTTTTGCTCATACCAAATTTGATTGTTTATTTCCTTTTTGAAATTTAATTTCATAATACTTCTAGATATAGGATCACATATATCCTCCCACCAATTCCTGTGCCCTTTCGGTGGATGTATATCCTTTTTCCATGAAGACCCCTTAACTGTCTTGATTCTTCCGTATGGTCTCATTTTGCTCGTGTTTACCTTCACATGTCACATTAGTACCCGTTTCTGATGATCCGAACATAAGCTCATCAGTGATCTTGCGAAACTCCTTTACAATATCATTCATCTGCTTACGCTCTATGCTTCTTAGCAAATGGGCTATCACATCCACTGTCCATCCGTTACCTGCTAAAGACATGGCCGTATTCGGGGCTATCCCGTCAAGATAATCATCCGGCAATGTCTGTAGCCTACACATCTCCACCGGGGTCAGGTATCTGAATTTGTCTTTTATGTCAAAGGCGCTAGGATATCTTCCGGGAGGTAACGATGAGATTACGTTATCTTTCATAACCGTTGTCAGGCAATTACTTTTCTTGATGGGAGTGGTATTCTTATCTTTTCTTATCTCCAGACATTGCGTTATTTTTATGCCCATGTCACAATCCTTTCGATACCCGTCATCTCCTATCCTTCTACCGACAATGGTTCCTATATATCTCCCTCTTATGGCTCCCGGATTCCAACCCTTGTCATGCTCTAAAATATCATCCAATGATATATGCTTGTCTTTCGGCATTTCTACCGACCAATTGCACCAATAAAGACGATGCCGGGTCTGTGCCGAGACCAAGGCGCTATCGATCTCCACCGGCTCCACGCCCAGCTCTTCCGTTATCACCCAGCGATGCTCATCCCGCATCCGGACGTTCTCGCCCAAGAACAGGACCTTACCTTTGGTCTCCTTCCTTAAATGCTTTACGATGTCCGAGAAGCAAAAGAAAAGCCTTCCACGAGCGTCCATGAACCCCTTACCCTTACCTGAGCTGGAGAAGCTCTGGCAACAGAACCCTCCCATGACCAGATCTATGTCTTTCCAAGGGATATCCCATGTTCTCCAGTTATTAACATCCCCTAATTGAATAATATTAGGAAAATGTTTTTGACTTACCTTTATGCATGTCTTGTCTATCTCTGAGGCATAGTAAGTCCCAATAGGTATACCGGCTCTTTGTAATGCTAGATATCCACATGATATCCCATCAAACAATGATAATACATTCATATTGTTTATCGTTTATTTATGCAATTCTATAGCAATTGTATCATCAAAATGATCATTGATTATATCTCCCTTCTCTTTTATAGACATATCAGATAAAGAGGCAGGGTAGGATGTTATATAATCATTCGTATTTATAACAACCCTTATTTCCTTACTCTTATCCTTGACAAGCATCAATTCGTCTATCAAATCTTGCACTGTCATATTTTTCTCCGCTTTCATAAATCCTGTTTTTATTTATTTTCATGGTCTAAAAATATCCTTTGCGATCATATCAAGGGATATTTTATGTATCTTAGGTAAGACCTTAACCAATTTTATACCAAAATTTTCGCCTCTCTTAACAAAAGTCCATTTACCATATATGATTCCATGCATCATATTCTGTATTACTTCCTTACTGTCTGTCAAGAATACTTGGTAATAGGCGCTACTGGCATAATCGAAATCCTTTCCATGATCATTCGCCGGTCTTAATATCATTACAGCCGAAGAGCGTCCACGGACGAACCCGTATATCTCAAGGCATTCATCAAACTCATAATTATCACGTTCCTCATCATGAACATCCTTAACCCATTTACATGGTCTCCCGTCCTTAAACGGGATCTTTAACTGTTTCTTTGCCATCTTTTAAATTATATTATAATGTTAGGTACTTATATACTTTTCTACACCAAAAGCATATTTTCACGCTTCATAGGGACATTGTTGAATCCGCTTACACGAAACTGATTCTAAAGAGGTCTCTTCACGTGCTTTAATTCCCGGCGTACATCCGGTATCGTTTGTTAATCGTAACTATATAAACCCGGTGTAAAGTTATATATAATCACCATTGTCAGTTATATTGATATCACTCCACAAGTTCAATCTTCCCTTATCATCCAATTGCATATGGATAAAACCTTTTGTCACCTTCTTCCCGGCTTTAAGAGCCTCTACGTCTTTATCGGTAATCTTTTTCATGCTTTCGATATTTTATCATTATAGTTAAATTCATCTTTCATTCTGATCTTTATACCTCCATATGATAATTCCTTATGAGCTGTGACAAAATAATCAACCGCATCTTCATCTAATAAACTATGCGGGCACCTTTCCCATACAGGGTTTTGATCTAGATGATCCCATGTGGCTACAAGTAACCTATTCTTGTCATCATCAATAGCTATTTTGTATGTCCCTGTAGTAGCCTTACGTTTAATGATCGCTCCATTTAACATCTGTTTCTTAGCCCAGCTCCATGAGCCTCTCAACCCAAATGTTCTTATAACCCAGTTATTTATCTTCTTCATTTCAAATTATTTGTTAAAAGTGTAATATAAATATAAATACATAAATTGAATAGGGCTATTCACCATGCCCTTATCAGTAGGATCATCGTATTTGTCAAGCCAAAGACGAAGCGCCTCCCAATCGATATCCTTACGGTCACATACCATGCAGGCTAGGTTAGCCCCGAATAGTTCCCCGTCGCCGCCCAGCGACTTGTTAAACCTCTTGGCCAGTCTTTCCTTGAATCCCTTATCATACCATATCCCGGAAGTAGCGGCATAACAATAATAAGCGTTGTATTTCATTTTCACGCCCATCTTCTCAAACAATGGTGTATGCCATATCCGATCTAAAAAGAATACTATTCCACGATATATGAAGGTTCGGAGATTTTTCCTGTATTCTTTCCCCAAGAAATTATCCACACAAGATATAGTCCCGCCTGAATAATACCAATTATTGGCGCCTCTCTTAACCTTATCCGTCATCTTGAATTTATTCTTTCTGTCTTCCACCCTATCCCAAGGTTTCAGCTTATCCTCATTAAATGTCGGGCAATAATGATAGTAATGATTGATCCATGACAGATATGGGTTGTATATCGTGTATCCATTATCGCTGACATATGAGTTCATATCATACCCAAGTTCCTTGGCTAGAATAGATCCCTCATCAGCTAATACCTTTAATATCGGGTTCAAGTTCCATATCTGATCTTGACTGACGAACATCGAGTAACATGGATCCTCATCCTCCCCATACCATCCTCCCATCCCGCTCACTATTTTATCCAAATCAAGTGAATAATCTTTCCCGGGTAAAAAATCATCTCTAAGAAAAAAACCTCTATATGGGATCATATCATGTATGCCGGGTTGGTCGTCAAATATGAACTTAGCGTTCTCGGTCAATCTAATCAATGTTTGCAAGACAGAGGATATATCTATGGGTGCATATTCACACCCATAGACCTTATTATTTATCCAAAGATATTGAAGAAGCTCGGCTATATTAATAGTCCCGTCCTCCACATACCCTATCTTGTTATCGAAGTTTATTTTGGCTAGAGGTATATTACTCCCTTGCGGTTGGTCACTTTTTTCATTATCGCAATGCACGAACCTGCTAAAGAATATATCCTTCCAGCCAAAATATTTATCCCTTATCGTCATAAGCCTATTTCTTGTCGTATAACGACATGACGTTAATAAGATCAGCTTTTCTGGCCATCCCCTCAAGTTTATTAAAGCCATCCATATTATCTCCACTGATGATAATAGTAGGGTATACCTCTATACCGTACTTGGATATCTCCTCCTCCGTGGCCTTGTTCTCCGGGATCTGGTTTAACGTAACCTCACCCTCATACTCCTGTAATGTGTTGGCGATAATATATCGCATGTAGTCGCTGTACTCAGCGTCTTTCTTCGTGAAAAAATCAATTCTTACCATCTCAAATAGTTGTTAATCTGTTAATAATCAAATCAGCGGTAAATATAGCATTATCTACCTCATCTATACTCATCTTTCTCCCATCGAAATTGTTAGATAATAAATCCTTAACAATCTGATATCTACGCTGCTCCCAATTTACGTCTACATCAAAATTCAGATTCTTTACATAATCATAATTTAATTCATTATAACTGTAACTGAGAAACTTAACTATCGGGAATAGGCTATCATCAATAGTGCGCTTGATTACATTAACGTATTTACCAGTCCTTTTGTCGATAGCTCTTAATCCCTCATCTACTACTCTTTTTCCTGACTCTTCCATTCTATAAGCCCTTTGTTATGTTTATCGTAATATAATAACGCTATAGCATTCCAGCATACGGCGGATAGATGCATGAATCCCTCCTTATCATATCTCTCCCCTTTCGTATAAGCGACTAAGTGCCTCATGAGTGCACCTAGATAACGATTAAATCCATCAGGTATATCTTGCCATGAGTTATCGGCGTACTTCTTGGCTCCTTCCGTATATACCCTCACGATATCCTCTATCTCAGCCAAAGGAAGGAGATCCCACCGAAGCTTGCCGTCGGCCCGGTCGTCCTTGCCGCTGCCGTCTTTCCCTACAAGCGGTCCGCTTTCCACCACCGCGTCTCCTATTTTTGGCTTCCCGAAATTCATCGCCTCATCTGCCGTCTCATCATCAATAAGCCTTAACTTGATAGCCCTGCTTAACGAGACAACCATCTCCTCATCAACCCAAATAAATTTATATGTCTCATCAAATAACGGTTCTATTTTCATTATCCCCGTATTGTCGGCGGTTTCAAGTACCTCAAATACCTCACCATCATAAACAACCTTGTCGTATTTGCTAAATTCCTCTTTCATTTCAAACTCCTTTTTGTTTTATTAATAAAATTCACTAAGATCCCTGCATTCCGGTGTCTCTCCTGTCATAGAATAAAGCTCACCAGATGATAGATATACGCAATGCGAGGTCTTCCCGTCTCTCCACTCGCTTTGCTTCGTAATTCCGCAAATAGCGCAGCGTTGGATCCCCGGCCCCGCCTTTACCCACGAGTGCCGTACGTTTTTCTTTCTTGTCCTGTTGGTGTCGTCAAGTTTTCTCATGATCAATCCTCCAAGGCCGTTACAATTTTATCTTTCCCGATAATAACCTCGTTCCCGCTTCTTACATCAAAGCATCTCTCACCCTCTGCCTCCTTGAAATAAAGAACGCCATTGTACTCGAATAAACCGAAGCCGTAATCGTTTAGCTTCATTTCGTTAAGTTTCTTGAATTTATACACGTTTTTCATATTCTCCATATTATATTGCATTACTGGAAATATCATTATGATACTTATACCTATTACAAGCAACCCTGTGTAAAACTTTTGTGAATCATATTTTTTCCATCCCTCCATCATCATGGCAAAGGAGATTACTGTTATTATAATAATAGATATCAACCCTACCATATCACATCCTCCTTTCTTTCAAAAATCCCATCATATCCTCCACGCTAAGCTGGAATCCGGCAGCCGCCTTATGGCCTCCTCCACATGGGTTGGCCTTGCGTGCCAGCGCCGAGACATCCACCTCCTTCTTGGTGGTATAGAACGAGCATCTGAAGAATCTGCCGTTCCAGCAAAATGGCATCATCAAATCATGTTTTCTAGGATCGTACATAGACTCGAATGTGGTGGAGTTAAACTCCGTAGTATTCATACATATCGCCTTGTATCCAAATATATCTGCCTCGAATGAGAACATCTTCATTTCTCCTCTGTTTTTCTCGATGATATACTCTATTATGGCCTCGCCATTTCTTATCATATCGGAAACAAACTCACCATTTGCCTTGTTTAGCACCTCCCTGACCATGTCAACGTCAAGCCCGCAATACCCTCTCATCCCATATTGGAATGAAAGAACGTCACTCCATTCGAAGCGATCATGATCCCATACATCATAAGCGCTCAATAATTTTACCACGTCAGGGGTTTCGATATCATCGAAAAGATATTCCCACGTAAGCTCACAAGCCGCCGTTCCGATACGTCTTTTGCCTTTGACATTATAGTCCTTCACAGCTTCTATCGCCGTCTTATGGTGGTCTATCCATGTGACATCTATCCCCTTGTCTTCCCATTCGTCGAATAAGAATCTCGTTCTATCGCCAAATGATACGTCAACTACAAATACCTTATCATATTTATTCACGTCAGGTATTTCCTTGCCGTAATTGTAAGGAAGAAGATCAATGTCCCCTTTGAAATACTTTTTTACTATAGCCGCTGACATTACTCCGTCAAGGTCAGCCTCATGATATATACATCCTGTCATAATCTATTGTTTTTGATTAAAAAATCTATGTATTCTTTTATATCCTTGTTCCTATCATTATCCCAGTCAAATGTCTCGTTTATGAATTTGAAGTACGATACCGGAATTGAATGCAACATCCATCCACAATACTTGCCGAATGTCATTAACGTAGAGCCAAGGGGATGATCCGGTCTTCCTGGAACAGGGGCGGCGGTTACGCCCTGCGCCAGCCCCCTCCTACGATCTTTCTTGGCGGCTTTGATATCCAGATCTGTTTTCGTTACTTTATCCCCCATCGGAATATTGGTAATTAGTTTATCGCCGATAAACATTCCCCATCCATGCCCCTTGTAGTTCTCTATACTAAGTTTCCTTATATCACCGAACCTTGACGAGTTGTTACAACAATCAACGACCAATGCGCTATCCTTACCGTCCTTTATCCTAACCGCCCTGCCAAGCCACTGATAAAACGATGAGAATGAGAATGTCGGTCTTCCTACTATCACGCAGTCCAGTCCTGGGTGATCGAATCCGGTTCCGAGGGCGGAATAGTTGAACACTACCTTCGTCTTACCTGACTTGAACCCCTCGACTATAGCCTCCCGCTGTTTCTTTGGCGTGCCTCCGTGAACCACTTCCGCCATGCCAGCGCATATCTTTGCGTTCATCCATTCGGCGGCGGTATTGCAGCTCTCAACAGAATCCATAAACACCAGTATAGATCTGCATACGTCTTTTAATACCATCAACCGACGTAAAATAAGGTTGTTTAAGCCATTTTTTCTCACCGCCTCACTAATAGACTCAGCCGTATATTCGGAGCCGTTAGAATTAAGTTTAAGGGCATCTCCATTGAAATCCCATGTCTCGTACTTAAGAGGTGTCCAGAATCCTTGTCTTATCATCTCCTCCACCTGTATGACATGGATCAGGTTCTTGAAATACACCGGTCTCATTCTGGTTATGAAGTTAAGTTGAGAGTATGATACTTGTCCTATTGACATAGACTTAAGTCTGCATGGAGTAGCCGTAAATCCTATCACCTTTTTCGGTTTCAATTCATTCATAAATGTCATAAACTCGCTACCATCCTCCGGGCTATACCCGGCATGAGCCTCATCTATCAATACGTTCCTGATCCCCATCTCCTTAAGCTGACCAATAACTTTCTTGACAGATCCTAATGTGGCGTATATCATGTTAGATAGTTCTTTCTTGCCACAGGAGGCGGAGTAGATGGTAGCCGGTATGCCATATGATGTAAGCTTATCATAATTCTGCTGTAGCAATTCTTTTGATGGTTGTAAGACCAGTGTCTTATCTCCCATCAATCTGGCCGCTTCCGCTATCAACAAGGATTTCCCGCAACCTACTGGGCCTATAACCAATACCGGATCATTCCTATCGGAATTTATATAACTTGAAATGCTTTTAACGCATTCCTCTTGATATGATCTTAATTTATATGCCATCTTGATATGTGTTTATTCATGAGCCAGACTTTTGTTAAACTCCTCGATCTTGTCCCTATCCGTCTCATTAACCATCTCTGCCTCCTTACTGAACACGTCATACCCCTCACGGATATTATCCCCTACCATATTCTCTATCATCTCTCTCATTTCATCGCTCCTTACGGCGAAGGATATCTGGAACGATTTACTTGTGCCTTTCATCAGGTAATCAATCTCCTTCTTACATTCTGTCATTAACCGATCCAGATTATCGAACTTAACGAACTTGGAGTTGCCATTGGCTTTTCTTACCCCATCCTTGAAATCCTCCAATATCCCGTTAAATACATCCGCCATACACATCATGGAATGTAGCCATACCAGCATATTGAATTTATATTCATTATCAGCGTTATTCATCAAACTCACCAAAGACTCGCTTTTTGTCAACATGATCTTCGATTCCCGGTCTACGATATCCTTTATCTCCTGCCGGCATTTCATGGCACCAACGAAATCCATTTTAGAATAACATTCATTTGATTTCTCTACCAATTTCCTAATATCCTTTCTAGACATCAGAAGATCCAATACCTGTTTTTCTCTTTCGTTTTTATCCATAATCATTTATTTATTGACACAAATATAATTAAAGCCTAGATATTTACCTAGGCTTTTTAATAAAGTTAATCTTTTTTATTCTTTCTTTTTGACTCATCCCAATCCGATGAGTACCTGCATGTCCCTTGTTTGTGGATCGAGAAATCGCACCAAAAACACAAGGGCTTGGGGCGGGGTTCAAGGCAGGCCGGCTGGCGTCCCATGAGGTAGCGCTTCTCGTACTTATACCCCTGTTTGGCGTCGTCCCAAACGTGAGCTTGATAGCTATCTATTTTATTTGTCTCGAAATCATACATGTCAAGGAGAATATCGTTAAGTTCCTTGACCGACCTCTCTACTTTCTCCTTGTCTACCTTCACGTTCTGATTGTCCAGCATGCGGGTAAAGAAATAGCTGCACATATCCGGCAATACCTTGTACTTTCTCAGTATGTAGAAGGCGTATATCGGATGCTGGAGATTGTGAAGCAGCTTATCCTCATCGAATAACTTTCTCCCGGACTTCCAGTCTATCGTATACATGGCTATCCTGTCTTTTGTCTTATACTCTCCACGCCAGTCCACCGATCCTATGATATGTACCTTATCGTACGTCACGCCATCCAAAGTAAGGGGCTTGGGTAGCTTATAGGGCAGGACGAAGTCCTCCTCCACGCCGGCCGGTCTCGACCCCCGGATCACCTTCTCCATTGGCGTAAGATCCGACCACATTTTCTTATAGTTGCCAGCAGCATCCTTCTCAAACAACCCCACAATCCATCTTATTAACCTAGCCGCATGTTGCATGGACTCGATCTGAGATTTTACGCTATCAAAAGGTATCTTCTCTATATCGGCGTAATAGTTAAATGCCTTACTCATGTCCTCATAAGAAGGTCTGCATCCGTTCTTGAAGAAATACTCCATCGTCTGGTGGATAACCGTACCATATGACGTAGCCTCATGCTTCTCCGTGGATCTGTGGCCCTCCACGTAAGTCTTATACCACTTATACGGACACTGAACAAACGTGTCTATCTGTGAGTAGGATGCGGCAAGCACCTTCTCACCGCCTATCGTCTTGCATAGCAAGTTATTCTCCGGAACGATCATAAAGCCTCTCCGTATTTATGTCACGCTCATATAAATCCATCGAAATATTCTGTAGGTTATGCAAATACCTTATCTGGATAAGCTCGCTCAGGTTATCCTCCATATCCCTAAGCCCGAGATAATACTCGTCGCCAAAAACCTCCATGGTCATCCCGTGTCCACGATATACGTCCCTATTCTTGTCGCTCTTGAAACCGATAGCGTCAAGAAGGTTATCGTCTATCTCAATAGGCATGACATCATCTTCCCCTGAATACCATTTCATTATCCCATCATCAACCTCACGTTCAAGGATTAATGATCCACTTTCATTACGCATACCGGTAACGCACCCTACTCTCCATATATCACCAGCTTTGTCTTTTACAAGATTGCCCGGTCTTAACTCCTTAACTGAAATCATATTCTTCCTCCTCATGATCGTCATCACAATCATCGACAAGAGGGGTCTCTAGCCCCTCTTCCCAATCATCATATCCGAAATCCATTTATTTGTCTTTTAGATAATCATACAACATACCCATAAGCTCTCCTACCGTCAATTCGTGATAAGGCTTGACGTTAAGTGCCTCATCGGGTATACATTTACCCGTTTTCTTTTCCACTTCCATTATGACTTCTACAAAATCAAGGGAATCCATAGCCATATCCGTATCCAGCTTATCCTCGTTCATTATCTGAGCGGCATGATCAAAACCATTAAATTCACCCATCTTCTCGAATATCGCCTCCTTGACTACTTTTTCAACTTCTTTTCTTTCCATACTAAATCGACATTTTCAATCTTCTACCTAATTCTTTTTTTATATCCGATATCCTTTCGATATCCATCTTAACATCGCCTGTGATAGCGTATTCCTTATCCATTCTCTTTGGGGGATCCGGAAGCCGGCTTATGGCGAACAACCATGCCAGCTCCTTGTTCTTGTTCTCCCTAAGATACAAGTCAGACGTCATGCCATACATTTTTATGATCGTATCGAATAACGTTGATTCCGATAAACTCATATGCACGCTATACACATTTGATGGTTTCCAGATCAAGTTATCCAATCTCATCGTATACTCACGTTTAAGATCTATGTGGGATATTACGGCTCTTACTATAGGTTCTTCCTTGAAGTTGGTATTAGCCACGAACCATACGAGCCTTTTCTCTACCTCCTTGATAGCTCCTGTATCCTTCCCCATATCGTTATATACCCCAACGATACGGTCCCGGATCCCCTCGACCTCCGGTGTCAGACCGGGTGTCTCTATCAGCATCAGCAGCGACCCTCCCCTTGGCGTTATCTTCCACTTCCCATTCTTCTGAAGCTCGATATAACCAGATGCTTTATAACTATCTATTTTCTCCTTTGGAATGACGCTAGCCATCTCCTCTTTCTGCCGGATCATCAAAAGATACCCGACATCAGACATCGTTAATCCTGATGTCATCATCTGTTCAAAATTTATATACATAAGCTAATGAGTTAAAATATTGACCTAATCTTTCTGGCTACCCTCTCGACTATATCGGGATGATCATTTCCGTTATATATATCTATTAGCGTATCTATTATATGTAACCTTATGTTTTTCTTTGATGAATGAAACCAAAAACCTCCATTTTTTCTGTTTACAGGTTTGAACATCTTCAGTTCTGGTATAAGATAACACGCCACACATGATCTTTCAGCAAGTGATAATTCAACCGCTGCCTTTTCTATTGCTCTGCACATAAATGTATAATTATCATTCTTTATTAGATCGTAAGCTCTTCTCAACACCCTAAGGGCGTCTGCTTTCGATAATCTCTTTCCCTTTTTCATACTGTTTTACCGTATAAGATTCATTAGCCATACCAACTCTACCAACTGATATAGATTGATTTATAGATTGGTTAAGATGCCCTACAACCGACATCTTAGCCCTAACCGTATTGGCGCATCTTAGAAGGATTCGATAATCCTCTAACGCCCTCTCGTATCTTACGTCCACCCTAGCCCTTTTATCAGCATCAGTCATGCTCTTACATGTTCCGTCCTCCCTCAGGCTTATAGCGATCTTGTCCCGTATGATTCTGATATCATCCTCGGCTATCACCAGTTCGGCGTCAAGAACCCCCTTGTATGAGCTAAGAAGATCCTCCACCGCCACAACTTCCCTTTTTAGGTTCTCCAATTCCAATATCATTGAGTTGTCATTTATCCTTTTATACTCCTGTACTTTATTGGATACCTCATCACAGATACTCATGATCTCCTTTTCCCGTTCCCGGTTTATGATATATCTGATGCTGTATTTAGCCATTTCCTTTAACGAGGATATAATTTCCTTTATCCCCATCTTATCCTCAACCGACAATACGGTCTTCAAGAACATTTCCAGCACCTTTATCACTACAAGCAAGTAATTATGTCTCAATCTCATGTCAATAAGGTGTTTCGTCATGTACTATATTGAAATCATCACTAGGCGGTATATATTGTTGCTCCAACGGGATACTGGGAGGCGGGGGCGGCAGCGTCACCACAGTCGTGTCCGGCTTGCCGCTACCCACAGGGGCATCCGAGCCTCCCGGTCTTTCTTGGCGCACCACCCCTCCATCAGGATAATATCGCTCATATCCTTTCATGATATCTACATGTATCGCATCAATCTCCTCTAATGACCGTTGACGGACCTTTACGATATGATGGAATAATAATCCATCCACACGGAAGGATCGTCTTGACTCGCTCTTGAAACGTTCCAGATTAGGATACCATCCTTGCGGAAATTGCATGTATGAGGAGTATCCATATCTCCTTGGGATATTCAACACTACCATGGCCGTACATAACTGCCCCAATGAGTCAGACTGATAGAAATCAGACTGCCTTGGCATATGATCCTTCGGATCACGTCTGCCCTCTATTTCTCGATTGAGTTGCGATACGATAAGGAAGAAGATGTTTGGGAACGTTCTTTTGGCTATATTGCACATATTCATCAAACTATCTATATTCCTCTTGGCATCACCCGAACCTTGTACAAGAGCTGTATGGTCTATGGACACAAATACAAGTTTCTTATCCTTATTCGCCGGCATATATACATTCCATAAAAAATCTTTAAGCTCATCAACTGTTGTAGGTATGGGTATATACGTTATTCTGTTTGAATTTTCTTGTTTAAGACATTTTTGCATTTCCAGCATCTCTTCTTCATCCATTTTACGAAGGAGGATATCTTCTATGTCTTTGTTCATTTTTTTTGATAGTGAACGTAATACCAAGTCTTCCGGATTCATCTCGAACTCACATCTTAACCATACATAATCATCCGCTTGTGGGTTGATATTAACATTCATCACATTGTTCATGATTTTCTGTGCCAAATAGGATTTGCCAACCCCTGGTCTAGCTCCTATGGCTATCGCATGTTGAGGGTAAAATCCACCCAGCAAAGCTTTATCTAGATAAGGATATCCAGTACGAGCCGGGAGAAGTTCTCCCGACTGGTATTTCATTATCCTCTCATAGGCATCCATGATAATTTCCTTGGACGTCTTCCATATCCTGTTATCGTTCATCCTCGTGCGTTTCTATCGCCAGCCGTATCGGATTTAGATCCTCTGTTAGCTGATCTTGATTTATATCTTAACCCCTTAGCCGTATGGCATAGGTCCTTCCCTTTCCGATAAGCCTTACCCTTCAGCTTATCGGTCTTGTAATTCTTACGACCCAACTCCCGTCTCTTGGCTTTTTGCTCAGGTCTGGCGTTGATCTTCTTGTCCGTCTCAGCCTTCTTCTTTCTGGCCTCCGGATGTGTCCTATAGTATTCAGTCGATCTCCCCATTCTCGTCCTCCTCGTCATAATCATAATCTTCTACGATAATATCCTCTCCATCTAAATATGAGGCTTTATCTCCGAGTCTGCTTCTCATGCTCTCGTAAGGATCATCCCCATCTTTTATTTCCCACACACATAAGTGCGGACCTATTATATCAATCAGCATATTAGCCTTATCCTCGCTTATGCCTTTTTCTATCATCTTATCCCTACATTTGTAAAAACCACATGTCTTGTTAAACACTGATCCTCCTACATAAAACCCTGTCTGTTTGTGAATGAAAATTACTTTCATGTTCTGTCAATTTTTATTAATAATTATTTTTTGTAATCACCGTAACTCATGTCAGCGTCACACACCACCAAGTCAGTTACCTTATCCACTACATGGAATAGATGCTCCGGACATCCGTGGCATGCGCTACCTCCTATCGCTATCGCCTTATGCCTAGGGCAGTTATTCCCCCTCCCTCCATCATATATCTGTATCCGATTATCACTATATGCCTTGATATGTCTCATGATTTTAAGTAATGATGGCAAAGACATCTTGTAAGGGGATATATGCTCCTCCGGTATCATAAGCTCACCGGATAGTTCTTTGTAAAGATCATGTCTATCCTGTCCTGTTTTTATTAAGAATACGTTGATCTCGGTCATTACCATATCCATAGACCTAAGGAGATCCGGCTTGGCTAACCTACCTACAGGTTTACCCGTAGAATCGGATCTCATCCAAGCCCCACACTTCTCGCACCCAACTTGCTTTCCCTCCACCGTATTTATCATAGTGGATGGGGCCTTGCAATACGGGCATACGGATCCGTTTAACATAGCTTTCTGGGCTAAAGATAGCTCTCTCATGCCTTTTCTTGTATTTTGACATTAAATAGATCACAGAATCTATTAAAATTCCTGTTCTCTATTCTCATATCCTCCTCATACCTGTCAACTGATTTGATGAAATCATTATAACAGTCCTCGCACATCCATTGATTGATTACTGCTACATAATAGCCCACGGATGTAGGTCTGTTACACATATCGCAAATACCTAAGCACCCATATCTGGTGAGCTTATCCATCATCTCCTGTCTTGTTATTTCAAGCACCTTGAATTTCTTGTAATTGTCAACTACCTTTGCCATTGTAAATTTGTTTAATAATAAAATAATCCGCTATATCCATTCCCTCATTTATATTGGGTTTTGATTCTAGAAAATTACTTATCTCTATATTCATCCCCCTCATATCCTTGTCTACCTTCTTTCTCCATTCGTTGAAAGCGTCGCCCTTATCCGGGTACAGGACTATCCGCCTCCTACCCAATGTCTCTATCATCTCCCTTTTCAGCATATGGATACCGCCACAGGCCATAAACAACCTACTAGGGTACACAATGTTACAGATAACAGCCGTCTTCTCTGACTCTACTATATACACCGGAGCGTCATTGGGATAGAAGTTGATAAGAAACTCCCCGAACAGGCATTGCCTAAGCAGGTAATCCTGACCGTCCAGTATATGCACCCAACATACATGATCCATGGGAACCTTTACCCTCTTCCCGTCAGGCCCGTAGTCCATTATCTTCCCGGTCCGCACTACCCAATTCTTATCCAGTTGCCAGAACACGCAGCACTTACCCCAGTCCCCGAATCTCATCATCCCCACCTTATACAAGCTAAATGCCCTATTGGTATGATACGATCCGAAGATATTGGATAGATAATCCTGAAGATCGGATGTCTCGAAAGGATTAAGCGTCTTAAACATCTTGCTTACCGGAATGCAGTTGGCTATATCCGGATCCATAGGAGGTCTGTACCTCCTTAATACTTTGTTTGAATCGGTAAAAAGATCATTGTTCCCAAGTTCGCTCCCTGTTGGATATTTAAAGTAACCACATTTATTTTTATGATCACACACCCCAAACTGCTCTCCAACGATCTGACCGGTGGTTACGTCCACGTACGGCGTAAAACACTTATCCTTGCCGCATTGCGGGCACGTCAGCTTCCTCCTTGGTTTGCTATGATCCAGCTCATACCGATGAACGCTCTTATTGAACTCCCTAAATTCCATCACCCTCTCCTCTCATTCATGACTCTATATATATAGTCCCTCAGCGGCTCTTTCCTTACCAACTTATTTACATCAAACTCGCCTTCTATATCTAAGGATCCGATTCTTGATGTAACCGTATAATTAGTTTTCTCGAACTTATACTTTCCTTGAAGATATACTACGGTAGCCATATTCAATATAGGGTTGTCAGTCTGTCTCTTCAACTTATATTGGCTGGTCTTTGCGGTAGGATCACCCGGAGCGAAGTTATATATCTCCTCTATCTCCAATATCTTTCCATAGTTCTCTAATATCATTCTTCTATATAACTCAAGTTGGAAAGCATACTCGTCATAGAAATTGCCTTTCCTGTTTGATTTGAAGTCCAATATAGCGAATATCCTCCTGCATCTCTTTATCTTCTTTTTCTCCGTCTTAGGCTGACCTTTCTTGGCTCCCGTCTTATAGAACTCTCCTGTCTCGACCTCTATCTCCACCATCTCCGGCTCGCCATCCATCTCCACCACTGCGTCCACCGAAGAAGCTACTTTCAATCTCCTTGACCTCAACATCTTTTCGATCAATACAGGTTTTACATGTCTTTCCTTGCAGAATATGGCAAATGATATCAGATCCTCTATCAGTTCATCAATGTTATCCACTAATATCCGCTCCATCCTATACTTGTCTATTCTTAGCTTGGCTTCCTTGACCACCTTCCTGATCCATGTCGGGATCAGCTTTATGTTAACCCCGGTCAGATACAACCCAAATAGATAATGCATGATAGTACCCAGATCAGCCCTGTAGTTAGCGTACTCATCAGGATCCTTACCCTTGAGCCTCATCTCATTCTTCCACTTCTCCAAGGCTCCGGACGTATCACAATACCCATTGGCGATATTGTTAGTGGCTCCATCGTATATGATAGGATACCCATCAACATCCATCTCATAATACACACGTTTGCCGGCTACAGTCATTCTATATAACACAGGTGTCGGGATATCCTTTATCCATTCAGCGGCATAATACTGTTGCTCTGTCTCCAGATCATACTCAACCTCCATCTCCTCGTTAGGCTCGTTTTTAGGCTCTTCAACAGGCTTTTCCTCCTCAACCATATCTTTCTTTGGGACCTTTGATAAAACGTCTAATATGCCAAAGAAAGCGGTAAATTTAGGATCTGTATGATATGATCTTAATACTGGTAATGATGATCGCCAGTAATATGATGACCGATGCTCGTCCGCTATCTTACCTAAAGCCGACCATTCCACCTCCCCATCATCCGCAATAATCACATTGTGTCTCTCGGATAAACGAACTCTCATGTCATCAAACGGCTCTTGATCGCTTATGACTTCCATGATCGTCCCATAACTATATACTGTGTCACTTATAGCCTTATATCCTAGGTCTAAAAGTAATCTTTGTTTTCTTCTATCCATGATAATAATCTGGTTTTTAATTTACCATCCTCCTCGACTCTAGGTGCGAGATCCCTCATCCTTCTGGCTGCCAACAGCCATACGTTGCCAAACTCGTCCAAGAGCCGGCTGAAATCCATCGTATCTAATAGATAATCGAATCTTGTATGCTCATCAGCCGTCAAGTAGATAATGTTATCATTATCCTCAGCAACTGATTTATATTTCCGTTTAGGGTATAAGTGGCATATGTTGCTTACCCCCGGGTATGGTATGTATGCGCCGGTAGCAGATCTCCTTGTCATACTCAATCTAGCCACATGGGCGCCAAAGAAAACGGCTAGGCTCTTCCCCTTTGGCTTGGCCTTCACCCGTATCGCCGCCCTTCCCTTTGGCGGTAGTTCCCTAGCCCGGCACGCAGGGCACAACCCCTTGCTCCTTATGGCTACTATCCTGCCGCACCTCTCACATGGTAACATCCTACCCTTCATGCTTTTTTCTTTTTATAACTTTTATTAAACTCCATGAGGCTCATGGCTCTATATCTCTTAAGCCTATCTATTTTACCCTTCGTCCAATCCTGATCCTTGAAATTGATGATCGTGTCGAATATCTGAGCTAGTTCCCGGATATTAAAGTTCCTGTTCTGTATTTTCTTATAGAACCCTGACCTACTATATCCTAGTTTAGACGCCAGATAAGTCTTGTTAGATAATGTGAGGATACGATAAATCGTACCCTCCATCTTGTTTATCTCCATCAACTTCTCAGCTACGGATGATGCGGTCTCATAGCTAGCTTTATTGCTTACTATCCTCATGCTTCTCCGGGTTCCTGATCTTACCGTCAAACTCATAGAAATCCATCAACTTCTTCTCCTCCTTAATACAGGTTACCACGAAGTCTGATATAGTCCCTTTCATGCCCTCCTCGAAGTTCTTCTTGGCATGATCAAGGTCATTGGCCCGAACGATGTAGTTAAACGCCTTGCGTTTCTCATTGTTCGATTTCTCGTCTATCGTAATATAATCAGCCGTGACCTTATAGAACCGGTCTCCATCCATGGCAAACAATTCCGCTATCCTGAATCGTTTGATATCAACGCTAAACTCACCGGATATGAATGGCTTCATCTCCTCTATGATTCTAGCCTCACATTCGGTATAAGAAAAGGCATCTACTAAATACTCTTCCTTTACCTTCTTCTTCATGCCGTTCTCGGCATCGGTCTCATAAGAAACCGTACATTTAAACCAATTGTGCATTTTAATCTATATTATTGTTAAACAAAGGATAATCTTTTATTCCTTCACGAATATATCTTTCCGTATCATCATCCACGCCATAAGCCTTCTTGAAAAATATCATAGCCTTATCCGTATCATTATCCACCAGTGGTAGATATTCCCTTACAAAAAGCGACCTAAGATAGTTCATATTATCAATCCTATGTCTTATATCGGCTACTTTATCCCATATCTCGGCCCGAATCTTACTCATTTTCTTCATATTTCTCTCATATCTCTCCAGCTGGTCTTTATATTCCGCCTCAATCTTATCGTTCTTATCCTTGATAGACTTATAGGTCTCCTCGTCTTTCGTATCAAACATCGGAGTATGTTTGATATTAATTATATCCAATTTGCTGTATAGCTTTTCATTGGATACGGTGAAATCATATCTAGTCATGTATAGATCAAATTCACTTAATAACTTAACTATTTTAATAGCATCATTCTGATCAAGAACGGCTATATTCAAGCCCTCCAAATAGTAGAAGAAATGAGATGGATAAATAGATTTATAGCCATACGTCTTCATAACTGGAGGCTCATCCATAAACCTGACACCTTCCTCCGCACATCTTATTACGATCAATTTCTCTACCTGCTTATCAGTAAGATCATATATCTCCTGATCGGTCATCTTATCAATTGTCTTCATCATCCTCATCCTCCGATATCGTTATAGCCTTTGTAAACTTTTGTTTATAGACCTCACTCATAAGACAGGCAAAAGTCCTATCATCCATACTAGCCATAGTATTGGCCTCTACCGTCAGATCCATCTCGATGTTCTTTACCGAGATTTCATAGTTATCATCATCTTCTTTATAGAAAATGACTTTACCACCATACTCGAAACCATCATCCTCGGCCTTAACCATATCGATGATCTTCTCTAACTCTTTTACAAATTTACTCTTTTTCATATGTGTAATTTTTATTTGTCTACAAAAGTAGACATTTTGTTTTTGAATTAAATTAAATAATGATTATTAATAGTTAATTTACTTTTTCATTCTATCAGCTTTTTTCTGAAGGCTTTCCGCTAAATCATAGAAAGCTATATTTACCAAATCATAATCTTTCGTGGTCCGTATCGATCTACTTACCTTATCCGATTCTATTAAAATATCAACGCTTTGAGCGAATACCTCTAACGCTAATATCATGGCCTCTCTTTTTGTCATATTTAAAATTTTGCATTTTTTATATCAAAATAATCTATGAATCTATCCCATAGCTCTCTATTCTTTTTATTAGGCTTGAATTTCCCGGATTGTACTCTTCTCACCAGTCCCTTAAAATCATCCACTGTTCTCTTTGATAAATACCACGCTAATACCATATTTGGATTTTCTCCTAACTCTTGATAGTGACCGTCTTTTACAAATATCTCTATCTCATTTAGGAACTTCTTTGTCTGATGAGGATAATCAAACGGATATTTCATCATCTCTCCGATACTTGACATTGGGCATAATATACATCCTATTCTTTTCATCCCTTTGTCATATAAGTCGCAATGCTTGATATTCATCTTATTCAAGAACTCCCATACATCCTTGTCCGTCTATGCTAATATTGGTGATATTATCACCTTATCCTTTCCACCAACACAAGAGACCATCTTTTCCTTATGCTCATCAAACTGATCGAATGATATATCATACTTTCTTTTACTGGTTCCGATCTCATTCCTTTTAGATCTTGTCTTGGATTCCTCCGCCCTTATCCCTACTAAAGTCACCGTACCTCCGCCTCCTCTCTCCTTGAGGACTTCACAGCAATATCTTTGCGTTTTTGATGGAAGACATTTCTTTTTTCTTATAAGTTGGTAAAAATTAATATCCGGAACATGCCTTATTATGTCTGGGTAATTGTTCTTCACGAAAGATACTACGTTCGCCGGATCCACTGTAGTCATATTCATATGAGCCTCGAACTTAACGCCGGCTAATTTAGCTATACGGTAAAGAGCCTGACTATCCTTGCCTCCACTGAAAGCTAGATAATATCCCTTATCGTAAAATCTTAGGGCAAACTCCTCCCCTTTTCTTAATACCTCAATGGAGTGTTTTATTTTCTCCATCAACCCATCGGAAAAACTATACTTATTTTTAAGTTCCTCCATCTCCATATTATTATCCTCCATATATCTTAAACCCTTTTATGTTGTATTTACTTATGTCCGTACACAAATTACACCCTCCATGACAACAACACCACGAGCAAAAGGCTAGTCGCTCCTGCTCCGGCCTACCTTGAAACTCCACTGCCGCCCTATACCATGCCGGGGATAATACCCTGACCTTCTCCGGTACGGGCGGTGTCATGAGCACCGATCGCCGCCTTCCTTTGGCATCCTCCCTACCTCTCATCTGGATTATCTTTTAACAGTTCAGCTATCTTATCGTCCTTCAACATATTTTGCTTTCTCATGCTATCTACGACAAAGGCAGCGAACGCCATATCATACCTTTTCCTTAACTCATTGACAAAAGATTTGGCTTTTGATTCTACCATTGTCTCGATGTTGCTGTCTACAACTTTCTTCACCCTGCCTCTTATAAACTCGTCTACTGTCAACTCCTCATCCATATAATCTAACCTGAATCTATATTTCTTCTCGCTGGCGTTCTCAATGAGATCGCTCATTGATTCCCTCGCTATATCCTCAATTTTCTCTGATATCGGATTGGATATTTCTCTCATCAACTCATTCTTGAACTTTTCTTTAAGCTCACGTACTACGGCTAACCTGACCGAGCTGGTAAACTCCTCTTTCAACGTCGCTTCGTTGTACATAGCTTCCTCAAATACATCTTCTAAATTTAATTCTACTTGAATTTTCATATTATTATATTTTAAGTGATTGTCTTAATCTTTTATCTTCTCTATCCCATATCCGAACAAAGCGAAGTCACCCCTTGCTGGATCGTCAGGGAATATCTGTCTCATAGCCTCCGTTACTTCCATGGCAGCTTTCATATCCGCCCTTTTCCTGCTTGTCAACCCTAATTCCAAGGCCACATTGTGGACATGCACGTCAAGAGGGATAATGAGGTCTTTCGGATCCACTCTCTGCCAAATACCAAGGTCCACCGGGCTGTCCTTTCGTACCATCCAGCGAAGGAACATGGATAGCCGCTTACACGCCGATCCTCCCTCGACACAAACCGGGATGCCGTTAATCCCGGAAAACAGATAAGCTAACTTTGTCACCGGCGGTCTTTTGGGAGATGTCAAAACCATGTCTTCCATGGTTTCAAATCCCATATAAAGGGATTTAAGCCGGCTGCAAAAATTGTACAAATCATAATATGACAGGAATCTGTAGACCTTCTTCATATTTCCCTTATATTTCACATATTGCCTATCCATCAGCCACCCGTAAGGACTGCCACCAAACTCCCTGTCCATCCGCTCCGCCGCCCCGATGATCGCCTTTCGATTCCCGAACGAGAGCCACGAAGTAATGAACCCACTGACCTCCGCGTCCCTCCCGGAATACCGCCTTGGGAATTGGACGGGGTCGCTGGCAATAAAGTCGGCGGTTTCGTATTTGTCCACCATGCATTTCGGCATGTCTACAAATTTGTCATTCATTGTTTATCCCTTCATTTGTTCGCATGCCAATCTTTCAAGTTCCGGTGTAACGTTGGTATCCATTATGCCTTTCAAGCAAGGGCATTGTCGCCAGACTATATCATAAATCTTTGACAATTCAATCAAAGCCTCATTGTTTGATTCAACTGTCATAATCCAATTGTCCGGCGATATCTCTATCTCCCTGCATGGTATTTCTTTCTTGCCTTTTGGCATATATCCGTTCTGATAGTCTTTTACATTACATCTACCAAAACATCTTCCAGTGAGTATTCCGTTTTCGTCCGTCTCAAACAACCATCCTATCCATCCTATCTTATGGATGTTCTCCGTCCACGTTCGAGTGGCGAATAAAAACTTTTTTACAGGAACTTTTGAAAATGCATCAACATCATGGATACTCCCGTCCGGCTCTTTGAATATCGATGATTTTCTTTTATTCTGGCAACTCCCGTCTAAGCCTATTTTTCCCCATTCGCCATCATCAAATCTCAAAGGAGAGATTATATCAAAACTGCAAAGTTTCTTGACGAGATTGATTTCAAATGGTGCCGAGAACCCGCTGTTCCCATGAGAAGAGAACAGCGCAACAGCTTCTATTACCTGTTCGCGCATCCATTTGTTAGGACCGTCCTCTTCTTTGCTATATCCGGCTAATTCCAATTCTCTTATCGCATGTTTACATAAATTACTGTTTGCGATAATATACCGAAGAGCCTTCTTGTTTATAAGGCTCTTCTTGCTCATTTTCTTTACAATTCTTCTACTCTTTTTCATGTTTAATGTTATTTAATGTTTTAATCACCAATCTCCTCTATCATTCGTATTGCGCCATGACCATCTGTTTCGCGAAATCTTTGTACGCCGCTATTTTTCGCGGATTTGCTCGCATTCGTATTTCCCCGATACCTCTGACCGGAGACAAGGCGCCTGTATTAACACCTCTTCCCATGTTTATTCCTCCTTGTTATATAATTGCTTGTTTTTATATTCCAACATCCTTCCCATCCTCTTTAACCCAATTAATTGTATCGCAATACCAACAATACCCTGTCTTGGAATCCTTTTTATGAGAATGGGATCCACATGTGGCGCACCAATAATTATCATCCATATTGTATGTATAACTTTCATCCTCATGCATTTTGGCTATTCTAGCTACCCTATCCTCCAGCAGATCCTTTAGATAATGGCATTCGTAAGGTCTATCCTCTTCCTTTAATATATAAATATCGATATCCATCATGCTCCCCATCCTGTCCGTACACATACACTCGGCGGCATGGCGCACGTTCCCTTCCGGCATCCCCGGAACTATCTCCCGGATCACCGCCTCCATCTTCTCTTGGTATTCGGTGTCTACTTTGATCACCAAGTCTTCTAGTTTATCTATTAAGCTCATAATTTTTATTGTATATAATTACTTAGCATTTTTTCTTGCATTGATAGTAGTTATCTACCTTCTACTTTGCATAATCCCTGTTCAAATGGCAGCCAAAAGAGGTAGAAATATTATGCTTTGGTTTGTATTAGCAATATTCACCAGTCCTTTCTTAGCAATTTTGATGATTGCTTGTATAGGAGAGACAGATGAAAAACGTAAGGAGAGAATCATTCAAGAGGAAGAGCGGAGAAACATGTATTGCAGAAAAAGCAATCAAGATGAATACAAAAATTCTAATAGAGTTGAAAGTCGACAAGAATGTAAAACGGAACAGCGAGAATGTAAAGGACAGCAAATACCATCTAAAACACATATTTCCACTTCTGAAAATAAAACAATGACTATCAATGATTTGTATAGAAAATAATATGATGCTTTATCAAAGAGGTATTAGATTTATACTCCCTTTACAATATATATAAGAATTTAAATTTTCAATTTAAACAGTATTTATATACACATTTTTTCAATAAAACGAGTTGAGGTTTTACGATTTCTTTATATATTTGCGGACATAAACGTAACTATATGGCAGAAACAGATAAACCGGAAATAAGCTCAAAAGGAAGTTCAGACCCAAAAGAGAATACACGAAGTCGAATTGCTATGATATATGTTTGTGCATTTTTTTATAGTAATAGCTATAGTATTTGTAATTGAATTCTTAAAATGTTTCAAGGTTGATGAATACAAAGACATGCTTGTCACCGTGCCAGGAGTATTATCAGGTCCTCTTGGTTTTATAGTTGGATATTACTTTAAAGCATCAAAAGAATGAGTACATATTTTGTTACATATACATTAAAAGACTCTACTGACTATACAAAGTTGAGCAAAAGATTGAAAAAATATCCTAATTGGGCAAAATTGTTTGCTCGCGCTTGGATAATCAATACATCTCATTCTTCAAAAAAGGTTAGAGATGAATTAGTGGAAGCTATTGAAGGAAAAGGGCAAGTCGTTGTTATTAATATAACAGATTCTGCTTGGGCAACATATGATATTGATAAAAATTTACTTGAATGGATGAAAGGAAATATATGATCTATCTAAAAATGATATATAATAAAATATTACTTCTACCGTTATAAAAATCGCTGTTAGAGTGCCAAACTAACAGAGACTTTGATTAGACCTCAAAATCGTGCTGCTACACGATTTGAGTAAAAAGCATCACATTACTACTTACCATGTTCGTTTTGGTTGTAAAGTGGTGTTTGTCCCTTGTGGTTGTTCATATAGGTTTGTATCCTATTTGTCTCCCATTGAGAAGCACCGTCTAAAGTAGAAACATTTCCGACTATTTTCATTTTGTCGAAATTTCTATTTTGACGGTGTTCTGCTTCTCTTCTTTCGGGATTATTGGTAGGTAACTATATACAATCTTACAGTATAACCCTTGTAAAGGAGAAGATTGTAGATCCCGGACATACAACATCATTGATGATCGGGATCAAGGTTCCGGCTTTCGTATCGTTAACAACCTTAGCTATAACAAAACCTTCTCGTTGCAGCATACCAAATACCGGAACCTTGTCCTTACAACTCCTGCCTCTTGCGTTTCTTACCTTCTTACTACTATGCCTATTCTTATTCAATCCCCCTATATAAGTCTCATCTACCTCAACCTCTCCGTTTAGACATTGGCTGGCATCTATATTGAAACAATTCTGGATACGTTGCAACATAAACCAAGCCGTCTTTTGTGTTACGTTAATGAACTTAGCCAACTGAACGGAAGAGACACCCTTCTTAGCGTTTATGACGATATAGCAAGCCAACATCCATTTCCTCAACGACACTTTCGTGTTCTCGAAGATCGTGTTTGTCCGGACGTTGAAATACTTCCCCGTATTCTTGCACTTGTATCGGTTTCCCTTGCATTTATAAACCTTTGAGTCTGGATCGTACGGAGACACGACATGATCGCCCCATCTCTGCCTCTCCAAAACTCGATAACAAACAACAGCCCCACGCCGTAACCCTCCCGTTATCGAACTCCCAGACCAAAGGCCGGAGGCCGCATCGTGGACACGGCAACCATTCCATTGGATTCTCCGGCTCCTCATAAGCATCAATACACTTGTACTTATATCTCTCTACCATTATGATCAACCATTACAGAATTGATTTAATCTTTCGATTCCTCATCTCATTCTTATCCTTGAACATCATTATCCTATTAACAATCCCCTCCGATTCCATGTACGTCGAGAATCCATGTATTCTTAGATATTGGATAGCTGATAATGATTTCTCTAATATCTCCTTATATTCCATATCTGTTTTAACTGCTTTCCCCATGATCTTTTCCCTCCATTTCTTCTAATATGATTTTAACCAGATATACTACCTCGTCTATCTGGTCGTAATAAACATTCACCCCATCAACTTTATCATTGTTTTCATCATATCCATCAACCATCAAATTATCTTCCCCCGATAAATACACGGATGTTATAGATAAACAAATCAACCCGTTATCGGTAAAGATCCTTATTTCAGCCGGAAAATCATCTATATGGCCTACGCTACTCATATCAAGATCAAGTCTCCCTGTTCTCTTGATCAAATCAACCATAGCTCCATAAGCTACTACGTTCGCATTTAATAGCATTTTATTTAATGCATTTACTCTTTCTACGTCCTTCATAATCTCTAACCCCTTTGTATTACATTGTTATACGTTATCCTATTATCTTGAATCACTTTCATGAAATGATCTTTAGTATAAGCAAAATACCCCAATAATGGCAAGCATGATTATAAGCCAGATGAATGCGCTTATAAGACATCCCTCACCAAGATTACCCATATCCCTAAAGAATAAGTAATTAAAAAATATTTTCATTCTATTCATAATAAACTTTATTTAATGCGTTTATTCTTTCTACGTTTTTCATATCCACCCCCTTTGTATTACATCGTTATACGTTATTCCGTTATCTTGAATTAGTTTCATAAACTGATCTTCGGTATAAGCCAGAGATTCCCCTCTGTTAGCCCTCTCTATATTCTCACTCATCATCCCTATAGCCTGTATTAAGGCTGCTGAGGAGTTGGCTATCAATTTAGCCGCTTCCATTATCCCATTATCGTCCATAATCATATTACTTTAACTTCCTCGTTCCACAAATGTCTTTCATATACCAGGGTGATTCCTATCAGGATTCCGGTATCTCCTCCCCAATAATTAAGTATTTGATATTTAAACTTATGGAGTAACCCTTGTATCCCTCCTTTATCCTTGTCATAAGGATAAAAATCAGATAATTTTACTGTTTTCATCTTTTGCCTTATTAACGATACATTTGTAAAACAACCCTATCTTCCGCCTCCCCATCATCAGGATGGACATCGGTAAAATCAATGATCGAAAAATCATATAAATATGGTGTGTACTCTGTCTCGTAATCATCACCGGCTACCGTTACATTTATTTCTGCCTCCTTGTTCACGACAAGCATTAATTCGTTAATTAAATCCTGTACTGTTACTATTCTTTTCATATCTAATATTTATTTTGAAAATTTGTAATCGCCCGCATAATCAATCCACACACGAAAATCATTTGCATATTTTCTTGCGTCTTTCTTTATTTTTCGATGTATGTCTTTACTAACGCTACCTCCCAAAACCCTATCCAGCTCTTTTTATAAAACCGCCCCGATAAGAGGATAGACGTCCAAATAATTGCCTTCACACTTCTCGAAATCTATTACCTTGTTCCCTATTGCCCGTTCTAATGCCTTGTCCATTGCCTTCACAATGGATTCTTGCACATTTTTATATCGATTGATAAAATCCTGTTCTTTATTTTCCATTTTAATATGTTTTTACAAAAGATGTTCGTTACCTTCATAAGGAATACAATAGATCCATCCCGTCCCATTTAAGCATTCATATCTTTCTTCTTTATATTGAGCATCAGCAATTTTCCTAACAAACAAACTTACGTGCCAATCATCGTCTTCTGTATATCTTACTAAAACTTTATCAAATGGCTTGAATTTATATTCTGGTTCTATTTCAATACCAAAGAATTGTTTCAAATACATTTTGGCTTTAGGCTCTTTGCTTGTTTTAAGAGCATCAATAAACTTTTGCCTTTCATCCTCAGTAGCAAGTCTGTATTTTTCAATATTATTACAATCAGCATGTGCTTTTCTAGGAATCACGACTCCCCTCCCCTTCTTCCATGATGCATGAAAAGATGTAAGATATTCTCCGTTCGTATTTAATATAAACAGGTAATCACCCTGTTCATTACTCAATACATCTCCGTCCTTGAATGTGGTATATTCTGGAACTTTAAGCTTAAGTCTATAATTCTTTCCTCCGAATCCATTATTTGAGAACCAATCTGATATTATGCCGTGATCAGTATGGATAACTCCTAGGATTGGGAAAGACTCTTCCCTATGATACACAAACTCTACTCTGTAATTATCGCCATCCGTTACAATCATTCCATTGCGCTCACCATTGTTGATTTTCTTTGCCAACTCTAAATCAAATGGTATTGTTATCATTTTCTTTCCCATAATTTTACATGTATTTATATTGTTATTTTCACTTTAGTTATATCACTACATTGCAGCTTTATCTATTCAGCCAATCCAACGAACATGGGCGGACGCCCCGCTTCCCCGACCGCCTTACCCATACACGCCGGCTCCACCGGTAACGCCGCCCATGACATCTTGGATGTCTCTCCCGTAAATCCGATAGTGATCGCCACAGCTCTCAAATGTTACTTGATAGCTGTTTAATCCCATCCTAATTGTCTCGCAATACCTTTCATCTCGCTATACGCGATCCTGTGACATCCAGCAACCAATATATCATTCTTATAGCTATTGATCTTCCATTTGTGACCGGTTGTATCCAATACCATATCGCGTTGGAATTTACTGCCATTATGGAAGAGCTTTATCAATTTCCAAAGTCTCTCAGCTTCAGCTCGTTCTATCTTGATATTCTTGCTAATCTCAATTATGCCATTCTTAATGCGAAGCCATACGTTAGGCTGGTCATCCTCCAAATAATAATGTGAATATAATTTCAGAATCTTGCCAGACTTCCACGTCTCGATCTGTTCTTCAAATTTTTTCTTGCGATCTTCTTTTTCTTTTCTTCTTTTTTCAAAAATTAAAGCCTCTTTTTTCGCCCGACTGTCTTCCCATCTCTGACATCTGGCCACATACCCAGCCCACGTTCCTTCACCACAAATCTCATCTACTATCACATTGGTCGTTCCTAAAGTTTCTAACGCTTGATGATTTAGCAATACCTCAAACACACGCTTTAACTCATGGACGTATTCACTTTTAATCTTATCCGATCCATAAGATAACTCATGTTTAGTTCCGATCCAGGTGTTTGCACTCTTTTTAAGAAGGCTCTTGGGAGTACCCATATTAAAGAACTCAATATAATCCATTAGACTTCTAAATACTCCCCAAACATCCCTATAAGACAGGCTTGTTCTAACCTTCTTGTATTTCTCGATAACCTCTTTGATAAGCTCCAATTGACTGGTGATAAAAGCCATGCTGCCATCATCAGACATATTATATCCAACATAAAATACCTTTGAGCCAGTTGGTATTGTACTACGAACACAATGTTGATGTTTACAGGTGGAAGAAGAATAATACTTATCGTTAAGCAAATACGCCTTTTCACCACACTTATTTCTTACGATTCTTCCAACCTCAAAATGATAACCATAAGAATAAATACTTCTACCTTCAAAGAAAAAATTACTACCTCTTGCGGATTCTTTCTTTTCGTTTGCCCATAAGTGAGCGACCATAGAGTTGTTCATATCAATATTTTTTTTTGTTATACAACTACAGATTAATAATACGATATACGTTCATTACATCCGACATCTTGAATTTATCAACATCCGTATTCTTAATATCATATGTATATGAGTCAAATAAATTACTTACCGCGTTCAACCAATCATCATCTGTCGGTTCTTCTACCTCATCCATACAATCATACACATCCCAGTAATTCATGAGGATACCATTGTACGCTATTTTCGGATCAGCGTATTCTCCTCTTGACATAAAGCAGATGTTTTTGCCGGCCTCGTTGCCGGCAACTATCTTTTTGTAATCTTCTATAATCTTATTCATTTTTCTGATAGTGATTATGTGTAGACTAAAAATTACTTTAACTTAAATTTAATTCCTTCCGGGAGTTGGGAGCGATCCACGTTATTCACGAAATCATCAAACTCTTCTTGTGTGATCTTTTCCCCATAATCACGCCAGTTGAAAGATAAAGTGTTCGTGTGATTATAATATATTACATTATCGGTTGACAATCCATAATCAAACACACAGAGCATTACCTTTTTGTCTGTTTCCGCATTCCTGATTATCTTATCGTATTGCTCACAAATTTCAGCACGCTTTTCCATCATCTTTGCCTTATGAGCCTCTTCCCTACGTTTTTCGATATTTTCTGCGGAATAATACCCGGCTTTAATACGCTCTTCAATAAGAGATCGTTCCTCGTCTGTTAGTGTCAGGGTAAACCTTTCTTTTTCCGGCTTATATGGATTAACCCATTTCTTTCCACACAGGTTTTCAAGTTCCGCAATAAGCTCGTCTGATTCACGTTTCCATCTATCCACAATTCCCAAATTGAAAAGTAGATACTTGAAATACATTTTATCATCCACCGCCTCGGATAACTTGGAATATTCCTTATCTGATATACGCAAATATTCAATCACCACGGACTTATCGCTGTTCTTTGTATGATATATTCCATTTTCCACCGGATACATAGGAGCGCCATAATGATTACATACATGCATCGGTATGAATTTAGCCAATTCCGGACAATGTCTTATAATCTCATCGTGACAGCAACCGCACATATATTCTTTATATATCCCATATTCGTTTTTCCAACGAATGTCAGCGGTTATACTCCACTCACATATATTGTTATGACAATCATCACCTAACGATACCGTAGTCTTGATCTTATACTCTTCCCCGTTCTCGGTATAGTAATTCTCTTTTGAATAAACCAGTTTGCTCGCTGTTCTCATACTATTAAATTTAATCGTTATACTTATGAAAAATAAAATCGGCGCAACTTCCCGCTATATCATTAGCGTCATTGCACCGATAAAAGCCTTCTGTTTCCAAGTCCACATCTACGGGATACCCTTCTGCTTGTTCCAAGAAATTATTAATTTCCCTTTCTTCTTCATCCGATAAACCAGTATAATCACCATTTATCAGAGCACAAGCCCAATAAACTGGAAGCCTGTATCTTATTACCTCTATATTCATAATCTCATCAATTTACAAATTATCAATACTAAAAAAACTCCAACAATCTATTACAATAAACTCTCCTACTCCATATTCCACAAGTGACTTAAGTGATTCTATCCCATTACAGTAATAGAAAACATTATCATTATCATCATCATTGATGCTTAATGATAATTTTATTGTCGTTCTTTGATCATCCCCTGTGTCTTTCCATACGATCTGACATTCTGCGTATTCAGGTTCTTTCCCATTCTTTTTAACGAACTCGAAAAACATAGAATCAATATCTTTCTTGACTCTATCTACATCCGTTATCACTACCTCTTCCTTGCAATCCCCACAATTAGCATGCATAAAAGATTCATCAAGATAATCTATTATTTTCCCGGTGTTTGGATTTACGATCGCTTCACAAGCAATATTTGTTCCGCCACACCTTGTACATATTACTTTCATACTATTTCATTTAATGGTTCAACATACACATCCCCATTCTCATAATAAAGTCGATCTTCATACTGATTATGATGAAGCTCCTCACGTATCGCATCTTCATCATCAGCCCAATACTCATACTCCTCATGCCATGACTTGAAGAAGTTATCATAACATTGTCTCATCAGATCCTCTAAAGAAAAATCCTCCGGGTAAGTACACCAAGTGTCGTAATAATCAATTATTGGTTTAAGAAGATAAAAATCATAGCACATCCCTGTTAATGGGCAATTGTCTTTGTATTCCAACATTACTCGACTGCGTCTGCGCTTGTAATTATATTTCCCATCTATATATTTACCTGTAGAATAGTATTTACCTTTCGTGATATGTGGCATAATGTTGTTATTGATATACCTGAACAATAATTTACCGCATAGATTCTCAGGGAATATATCACGATAATAATCTTTAGGATGTTCATAAATAGGATCCTTGTATTTAAACTCATAACTAAAATCATATCTCTCGTATCCAACTTCCCAATTATAAACCCTAGTATCTGTCATATCCTCAAAGGCTTTCATTGACTTTTTATAGTCTATGCCATAAGCATCCATACATTGCTCCATTACATTCCAGTGCTCACGCTCTATGATCCTTTCTTGTGAGTCTTTTGACAGCTCATCAAACTCATACAGTTTTAATACAATCTTTTTCATAATCCCTCCTCTTTTAATATAATTAGATCCCTAACGTCAATCGAATGACATACGTACCTCCTTATGTTCACGCTTAGGGATGATCGTGGCTATTCTCACGAACCACCACAATCCAGATTCAGATATCATTCATCCTTTATCTTTACGAATGGGTTTTCTACATAAAACTCCACTACATCCTTAGATTTTATAGATGTCACTATACCGGTGGTATCCACAAATCCATCTGTTTCATCCATTGTCAAATCTTCTATTTTATCTCCCGGTAGAAAACAAAGATTATAGTCTTGATCAATATACATAATCATCTTTAACCTAACCATGTCATCAATGATGCCTTTCATTCTCTCCACGACATCCAATTGATCATTAGTAAGCATTAATTTACTTTTTGAAGATTTTACCAATTTCATGTCTCCATTCTTGTCAACTACAGTTAAGTCATTGAATTTATACACATCTTCACATGTTCTGTAATATGTTTCCTTACAATAAATTTTTCCTTTATTATCTATTTCAACATCAAAATATTCCAACTCACCCTTGACAGCTCTTCCTTTTTTGTATTCCCATACATAATCGTCTATTGGGAAAAATCCATACAATGACCTAAAAGCATCATATATTGATATTTTTCTCTTAGGAATACTATCGCCCTTCTTAAAACACTCCTCGGACGAATAGAGCCGCTCTACCTCTAACACCTTGTCAGTCCTACCTCCTCCCCAAGTTCCTATATATCTAACCACTCCATATGTAAAACTGATTAAAATCTTATCAATCTCAAACCATTCTAATCTTTTTGTCATATCATTAAACAGATACCCACTTTCCTCATAGATTAATAAAGAATTCGTCATAATTCGTTTTTTTAAATTACTTAATATTATTTGCTTTGACTACAATCAGCCCGATGATTTTGAACAAGATCATATAGATCACAATCGTCATACTAGGCTAAATATTTGAGAATCATCATACAATTCTCTTGTATAAGGACTCCAGATTGTCCCTGACTCTACCGCCGCTGGATCAACAGCCATCAGCCCCGCGCCTATCTCATAATATAGCTCAAGATCCATTGGCTCTAACGCTACTTTCTCCGCTTCTTCCCGGCTTAATCCTGACAACATTAAACACCTAACTCTATTTTCATAAGCGATGGGCGTTTCATCCGGACTTAACCTTACTGATATTATTTCAGCATCTTCTATACTATTAAGAATCAACTTTTCTTCCATATTATTATTGTTTATGGTTGTTTCTTCCACTCGTTATATCCTACCTCAAAAGCTATGGGGTCATATCTTTTCAACATAACCCCATAATTATCCTTACCAGTATATCTATCCTTACCGCCTATTATCCATTCTTCCATAGACAAAAAACTACCAAGATCGTTAAGCATGCTTATATAATCTTTCTTGCTTTTCATATCATAATATTACATTAAACAATTCATTCAGCCTATCTACCTCACTTAGGTATTCATCTTCTTTATCAAACCTAATTTGTGTCCCTCCTTCCAACCCAAAGGACAGGGTAAAGAGTATGACCCAGCCCGATCCGTCCACGGCCTGCCCCATGGGTGCCCACGACATCACCGCCTTCTTGGATATCCACCATCTCCCTATCTGAACGAAATCAGGATAGTTGTCCATTAAATATACCATCTGATTAGCCATCTTATTAACATCATCAAAAGGCACTATATGATACTTGTTTCTTATCCTGACCTTCAAGAAGGGGTTATCCATATTATATGCCGCAAATGCTGATATCACGGAACTAGGATATCTAACCCCTTTTATTACCATCCATTTCATATATAACACCTCCTCTTAATCATTGATCCATTCCACAAAAACTCCCCCTTTCAGACTGTAATATGTATCTGCTTTTATCTTTTCTCCATCAACAAATTCCGTTTTTACACAAATGGGAATATATCTTTGTTTTTCCTCAGAATAAAACCATTCGGATAGTGTTACCCATGATCCTTTTGAGGCTTTTGCCACTGAGTTAATACCTGCGCACATGATGACACAGTCTTCGCCAGTGCTGTCAATCTTGGCACCGTAGCCGGACGAACTAATCTTGGCTCCGTAGCCAGACGAGCCGATCTGGGCATTGTTGCCAGACGAGCCGATCTGGGCACCGTAGCCGGACGAACTAATCTTGGCTCCGTAGCCAGACGAGCCAATCTTGGCT